TTACTTCGTTGGCTCCACGATCTCGCCGACGCGACGATAGACGGTCTCGGTGATGCGCTTGTCGGTGTGTCCAAGCAGCCGGGATGCCCGGCCCAGGTCAGCAATTTCTGAGGCTGCTTTCGGGCGGATGTCCCGGAACTGGAACTGACGGATTGCGGTGGCCAGAGTCTCGTCGAGGTCCTCAAGCGCCGCGCCGGCGGCGGCCGACCGTGCCTCGTCAAAGCGAATGCGCAGCATGGAGGATGTCATCCGGCGCCCATCGGGCGTAGTGATCAGGTACGGGCCGGCTACGCTGCGCTGGCGCCGCTGCTCGCACAGCCGCGCAACGAGTTCTCCAAGCGCCGTCGGGCTGCCGTCGACATCCAGCATGATGCGCAACTTCTTCGACGTCTTGCCCTGGGCGATCTGCAAGTGCCCATCCTGAATGTCCGCCTCCCGAATGATCAGCACGTCGCTCGGTCGCTGGGCGGTGAGATAGGCAAGGTCCATTGCGTCGCGGAGTTCCGGTGGCGCCGCGCCGTATACCGCGTTCCAGACCTCGGCCCTGGCGTAGAAGTCGCGCGGCGTCTCGCGGTTCTTGCGAACCCCCTTCACCGGGTTTTCAGCCGTGACGATTCCCCACTCCCTGGCGATGTTGAAGATGTGGGAGAAGAGGGATAGCTCCCTGTTCGCCCGAACCTTCGCGGACCGCTTGTCCCGGTACTGTGCCAGCACTTGGGGGGTGAGCGCCTCGACCGGCGCTTCTGAAAACGCCTTTCGCAGTTGCGTCAGAGAGAGGAGGTTGTCCTTTTGGGTGCGTGGCGCTTTCCCGGGGATGATCTCTTTTTCGTACCGGTCGAACACGTCACCCCATTTGCGCAGGGTCTTCGGAGCCGGACTGGCATCCAGCCGCGCCCACTCCAGCTTTGCCAGGTCCAGGTCGGTGCCGAGCGGGATTTCCTTCCTCTTTCCGTCTTCGCCGCGGCCGTCGTAGTAGTAGCCAACCTACAACCTCCCTCCTTTTAGCTTCCTGGTCCGGCGAATCATCCGGGGCGGGAGATCCCTGTTCTTCGGCTGCTTCGGCCGCATTTCAACTCACCTTCGACAGATCCGGCGTCCACGGTTCCTGTACAGCGACCGTTCCGTTCGGTTTCACTCCGGCCAGCCGCAGGCGGGCATAGATCCGCCCGACGACAGGTCGCTGCGCAGCATTCAATTCGTACTTCCAGCCATGAGATGCCAGCCACTCGACCTGCTTTTTCGATGACTTGGCGCCGATCATGGCCTCCAACTCCTCCTTCGAGAGGAACTCAGATGGGGTTTCCATGGGCAATGCCTCTCCGCCCAGGCGATCGCCCGGGACCGAAATTGAGTGTTAGGATTCTCGCCCCAGCCGGGATTGGCCTCAGGAAGAGGCCGTGGTGGCTCCCGGCTGGGGATTTTGCGATATGCCTGCCCGGTCGAGACGTTCGATCTCGGCCAGCCCGAGGGCGCAGGCCTTGACCAGATCGCGTCGCGTGGTGGTTGGCTTCCACCACTGTTCATCCCAGGGCCATGCAAGCGACACCAGCAGGGCAGCGGTTCCATCGTTCGGAGCGCTGGAGCCGGCCAGGGCGTAGCAGGCGGCGGCGCGGGCCATCTGGCCGTGGCTGTGCGCATCGTCGTGCTCCGGCGTCCAGCCCTCTGCTTCGACCTGCCGGCGGCGCTCTGCCTGAACGTCGAGCCATGCCTGCGGCACCGAGTTGCCGAGCGCGGCGGCGAGCATGGCGTGTAGTTCGGTAGCCAGCGCACCGGCCTTGCGAGCGCGTGAATTAGGATCGCGGGCTTTCTTCGGGCTGACGTAGTAGGCGATCTCGGCGAACGCCAGTTCCATGCACTGCTTGAACTTCCCGCGGAACCACCCTTGCGCGCAGTTTCGCGACTTCCTCCCTGAGCGCCTGGGCCTCGGCTGCGAGCTTGGCGTAGTCTGAATCCCTGACGCACCGTATGTTCTGCGCCTCATGGCACCAGAATCGCTGTACGTTGTTCATGCGCATTTCTCCAGGCCAGACAAGGCGATTGCCTTTTCATGAGCCTCCGGTCGACCGAACGGCAGCCCGCAATCCTCACAAAGGAAGCTGCCCCCAATGTTCCGCGAATCGCTGGCATCCGCTGGGTCAATGCATTGTCCGCAGACGATGATCTTTGTGCCTTCGATTAATGGGTTGTCGACTCGAAAGGCCACTGTCTTCTCCCAGAAGCCGCACTGGAAAAAAACACCAAAACGGTCGTAAGACATCACACCCCCTCCTTGCCGGGCGCGGAGGCGATTAGTTTGAATTCCTCCGCGTACTCGTCGCAGCAACACTCGACAACGTTCGTCTCGCCCACCGGCTCGCAGTTGCAGAACTTGCTGCACAGCGCTTCGAACAGGAAGTCGGGCATCTCATTGATCACCTGCTCCCGGCTTACCGTTACCGTGTGGCACTCGCCATTGGGGTGGCGATACTCGAAGCTGAACTCCTCCGGCACGCTGCGCTGAGCCTGGGATACGGGGGCGGCGTAGAGCTTCGTGCCGACAGGGAGTTTCGTCGCATAGCTGTGGCGAACGATCACTGCTGTCAGGGTGCCGCCGCTTTCACGCACTTCGCCCACAGGTTCTTGCTTCTCCAGCTCCGCGACCCTGGCCAGGGCGTCGGCGAGTCTCAGCTTCAGACTGTCGCGGATGAGCGGCCAGCGGTCCAGGGCTTCGCTCAGCTTCGCGTTCTCCGCCCGCAGCGCCCCGACGATGCGCTCATGCTGGGCGACGGTCATCAGTTCGTCCTCGCTCACCTCGCAGCCGCGCTCACGCCAGTGGGCAGCTTGATCTTCCGCGTTCTGCTTGTAGTAGTTCAGTGCGTAGTGGGGATGCTGGTGCTTTGTATGTCGCCCGATAGTCCGGTACGCCACAACCTCCGGCCGCTCCGCCTCTGCCTGCTCGGCCTGCGCCGGGGAGGGTTGCGCTTGAAGCCGCTCCAGGGCCGCGTCGAGAATGTCACCGACGCTCGCCGTCCCACTGAAGCCCAGCACCTTGAACAATGCATTGACCTTCTCGCGTGGCGCTTCGTATGGCTGGACCAATGGCTCGCCCATGAAGGTTTGGCCGTTGTGAGCTTGCCGCAGTGCCTGCTCAGCTTCCAGTGCACGGCGCTTCCAGATGGCTATGTCTTCGCGAGCGCCTTGGTAGGCATCGCCGTACTCGCCAGCCGGGGAGGGTTGCGCCAGGGCGGCGCGGGCTTGCCACCCCGCCCATGCATCATTGGTGAACTTGGCGTCCCAGTTCACAGCGATATGCGCCGGCATGCCGCAGTGCTTGCGCACGAAGAGTTCAAACGCCGCGCGCTCATCCCCGCCTACCTGCTCTACCGCAGGATGTGCCGGGCACGGATGGACGAGGGAGCCGTCGCCAGAAGGGCAGGTGCATTCATTCGCTTTGTTCATTGGTCGTTGCTCCTGGGTCAGAAGTCGGATTCGGTGAGGACGTACGGGGTCGAATCCTTCACCCGCCACCAGGTCGTTGTAGGGCAGTGTTTGCGAATCCAGCTCTCCAGCAACTGGTTGAGCTCCTCCTCTTCTTCCTTGCCGATATCTGGCCAGCCCTCTGCATGCTCTCCACCGTCATCCCATGCGCGCTCTACGAGCAACTCGATCACATCCCTTGCATGCACATAGCCAGTCGGGTCGGGCTTGATCGCTTGGGCTCGGTATACGGTGTCTCCTGGCTTGAGGTCTTCGTTCTCGTTGAGCAGGTCGGCCAGGCTCACGCAGTTGAAGTCTTCGTCGTTGGCGGACCAGCATTCGCCGGTCCAAGCGTTCTCTTCGGTCATGGGAGCTTTCTCCAGGTCTCGCTATCGAGGTCAGAAACGGTTATCAGTCGGCGCCGGCGCTCGATGTTTTCGAGTTGCAGGACATTGCCCAGGCTGTCGATGACGACCCAGTGGATGCCTGTTGGTAGGTGGAGGTAGCGGGCTGGCGCAGGGGTTGAGCAGAGGGCGTTTATGCGGCGGTATGCGGCGTTGTCGTCGAAGGGCATGGCTCATCCTTCGGGTAGCACAGAACACCCTCGGCGCCCTGGGCCTGGTTGATCGCTATCTGCCTCACCGCTCTCGCGAATAGCAGAATGTCGTCTGGGGTCATGAGCTGGCTTTCTTCGGGCCAGCCGGTGACCGTCACACCGCCAGGGCGGTGATTCGCTGTTAGCTGGTGCATGGGGTTATTCCTGTTCGGGGTCAGGCGGACTTCTTCTTGCCGGTCATCTCTTTCGCTCGTTTTCGGGCGAAGACCATGCACTCGTTGAAGGCGCCTTTGGGGAAGGTCTGCTTGCGCTTGTAGTAATCAAGCGCCTCGTCGGCGATGACCATGCAGATTCCCGAAGGGAACCCGTCGCGCTGCAACTGCTGGTCTACCTGCTTCTTGATGAATTCGTGAGTGTTCATGCTTCCACCCACTTGTTTTCGCCGTCGTAGTAGCCGCTCCAGCCTGGAATGCTGAACTTCAGGGTTCCAGGCGTACATAGCCATGCCCCCCCCTAGAGGCCCGCCGAATAGCTCCCAGTGAATCTTTCGTGCATACAGGCGACGGCGGCGCTCGAAACGTTTTTGACTCAGGTTGATGCTCTTGATGCGTGGAATGCTGGTCAGCCTCATGACTTTCTCCAGGCAATGGTCCGCCGCGCCGCAATGCAGCGTCAGGCATTAGGAATGGTTCAGGGATGGCAGACTTCGACGACGCGGTGATAGTCGCCACGGAAGGGCATGGCCTTGTAGCCCTGGTTCATGGGGTAGATTCCCCAGGACTGGCGAGAGCAGGCCGCCATCATCGCCGCGTACTTGATGACCTCGATGACGTCTTTCTTGATGTACATGGTGGCTCCTGCATGGGTCAGGAGCCGGCTAGATAGGGCAGCGGGCTGAATGGGATGTCGTCGTCGAAGTCGTTACTGGCAGGCGGTGCCGCTTGCTGGCTCTGTTGTTGGCGTTGCTGTTGTTCCTTCTCCTTCGACTCGAACAGCGCGAGCCATACGCCGCCATCATCGGTGCGAGGACATCCGGCTGGATTGAAGCAGGCGTCCATCTTTAAGCGGAATCCATGCTTGGTATTGACGATCACGCCTACTTTTCGGCTCAGGTATTTGGTCTGGCCGTCTTTCTCGTACTGGCCAACGGTTGCCACAACATCGTATTTCACGCTCATGCTGCTTTCCTCACTTGATCCTGATTGAAGACTTCGCCCGCTCCAAATGAGCGCCGGGTACGTCCTTGCCGTCTTTCAAAGCCCGCGCGATTGCATTCTTGTCAGGACTGGTTTCGACCTTCACCTTGACCAGTTCGTCGGGCAGCTTCTTTTCGTCGTCGATCACGGCGATCTCTCGCCCCTCAACGCAGGTGATGGAAAAGAGGGGGCAACTGATCTTCTTGATGCCGGCTGCTTCCATGTTTTCCCGCAGGTATTCCTTCATCGAGTCCTGGCGAGCCTTTATTGCCCTCTTCCGGTCGTTCAGTCGCTCTATTTCACGGTCGAGCGCTTCGACGTCGGTATCCATGTTCAGGACGACCGTTGCCAGGGCCTTTCCTTTTTCTTCGAACTCTCCCCCGATTGCTTGCATGGTGTCCCGGACAGCCACAGCCATGCCTTCATCAGCCGTTTCTGCCAGGGCTGCAAGTTCAAGAAACTGCTCGGTGAGCTTGTAGAGTTGGGTCATGCCGCCTTCTCCTCGGTGAATCGCTTGATCTGCTCGGAGAATTCGCGAGCAATGCGCTTGACGCCACTATCGTCTTTGCGCGCAGTGAGCTTGCGCACGGCAACGTCGTGGATCTTCTTGAGTTCGTACTGGGACTGGGCGCCTTGCATCGTCTCGATAATCGATTTGATGTAGGCGAGGCGCTCTTCATTCGCCTGCTCTTCTGCGGCCTGCTGGTCCTCGGCCTTGGCGATCTGCTCCTCTTCACGACGTGCTTCCACATAGTCGCGGTCGTCGAACAAGCCAAGGAAGATGTCCGCGCTGAACCCGAGCATCGCAAGAGATTTCTTCACGGCGTCCGTTAGTGATTTTTTCGGAGCCTCGGTGTCGGTGGTGATTCCCCACTTGGACCGGTAGGAGAACGGCGTGCAACCGTATTGCTCTACCTCTCCGCGCTTGCCGTCCAATTCGAACCACAGTTTGATGCGCACGGTGTGCCCGACTTCGTGACCAATTAGTTCGCTGACCTTCTTTCCGTCAGCGTCGGTGATTTCACGGAAGATCGGGCCGCCCTGGTCAAAGCGCTCCTCGATGACCGTCCAGCCCCACCCGATCCCGACAGGGCCGAACATCTGGGTAGCCTTCATGATCATGTGCTGGCCGCTGATCGACGTGATCTGCTGACCATCGACTTTTGCGCTCTTGGTGGCAGATGGGTCGGTTGCTTGAACCTGATCCCATAGCCGCATGTTTTGGGTATGCATGAGTGATCCTCGCCGCGCATGCGCAGCCAATGAAGGGAGGGGTTAGAAGGGAAAAGCGCTTACGGCGCCACTCGGCAGCGTCACCCCTGCGGGATGAATAGCGTTGCGCTAGAAGCCGCTGCTGCGGGTGTTTTCTTCATGCCGCCCACCGCCCGCTGGGGAAGCCGCAGTTATCCGGATTACCGGCCTGCTGCGGACAGGTGCGTAGATTCTGCTGTGATGATCCCGCCCCATATCGGGCCGGCTGCGAGAATGAACAGGTACAGCAGGCCGCCAAAGAGGCTGCCTAGCCAGATTGCTGTGCGGCGGGGGTTCATGCAGCTTCCTCCAGGAGATCTAGCTGTCCTTTTCTTGGACCGCGATTGGCGAGATGCACAGCTATGGCGAAGCCTGTTGGTGTCTCGCTGCGAATGTTGGCGCGCTCATCGCCGGGTGCGCAGGTGTGAATCCTGTTGTCCGGTGCGCCGAGCGAGTAGTCGCGGTAGGGATCAGGCATGACGAAGCCTCCTCCGACCCATAGGCAGGTCTTCTTCTTGTAGTTGTCTTCGGCGCAGAAGCCGGTGTATTGGAATGGATGGAAGGCGTGGTCAGGACGGCGCCAGAATGAGCTGATACGGCTTACTGGGTTCTCTGCGAACCATTTTCCGCCGGAAAGCTCTCCAATCACCTGGCACTGCCAAACGACGTGCATGGCCTTCATTTCGTAAAGAGGATCAGCCTTGCGCTTCTCTTCAAACCAGCGCGCGCCGCTTACAGCAAGATCGGTGCAGGGGGGGAACCCTGCTACGAAGACGACGCGGTTGGTTCTGATTGCAGCGGAGATAACCGACCATGTAGTCGGGTGATCAATGATTTCTCCAATGGTAATCCACCGGCCGCACTGGCTGACCGTAACCCCGCGTGGATGCTTCGGATCAACCAAGATGCAGGTGTACCCATCATCGAACCATGGCTTAGCCATCTTCCCAGTGATGTCGCAAAGGAAGATGCAAATGCCCTTTCCAACATCGTCAGTAAACTTCATGGCGTAACCATCCCCACAAAAGCCCAGGCGAACGCGAGAACGCTGCCCACAAAAAAGCCGCCGAAGATCAGGACTTGGGCGGCCTTGGTCAGGTCGATGGTGACTGTCATGTGGATGACTCCTTGCGGCGATAGCCGGCGTCATAGAGCGCGGCCACGGCTGTCTCTACGTACTCCTTCGGGGACATCAGTTCGCCGGCGCCGTACTTCACGTCAGCAAAGGCCAGCATCTGCTGAATCGCAGCCCATCGCTCGGCTGCGGCGATCTGCTCGGGGGTGCGGATGGGGCGGAAATCGCAATTATCTATCCGCAGTACTTCAGGCCGACGGCCTTGTTTCTGCATACAGACGAATAGCCCATCATCTGTATAGGCGACCACCTTGCTTTCTGTATAAGCCCAGCCATCAGACTCGTGCCACTCACACACCGTCCCAACCGGCGGCAGGCCCTGGCCGTCCCAGGCCTCTTGCGGTCTAGCCTCGAATGTCGCCTCACGCTCAGCGGACACATCGCAGGTCAAAATCCCGTTTATCCATTTGTGTCCTGATTCGCTCCAATAAAACCAGTCAGTCCCTTCTTTCTTCATCCATCCTTCATAGAAATCAGGTCCTGTTGGCTCCCAATGAGTCGCACCCTCCGGTGCCGTGTTCCAGTCAATGCTCATCAGTTTTCGCGGGAAACCCCGTACTTCTAGTGCGGGGTAGGGATAGCACGGCGCTCGCAGAGCGCCCCTGTTCCCGCCTCCTCCGTTTCGTCGTGACTACCTTTACATTAACGATGGTAAAATGTGACGCATGGCTAACCGTGCGTACAAATACCGTTTCTATCCGACTTCTGAGCAGGCGCAATTGCTAGCTCAGACGTTCGGCTGTACGCGCTTCGTCTACAACTATGTCCTACGCTGGCGAACCGATGCGTTCTTCCAGCGGCAGGAGAAGGTCGGGTATCTGGAGGCCAACGCGGCACTCACCAGGCTCAAGCGCTCCGGCGAGTTTCCGTGGCTGAACGAGGTCTCCTGCGCCCCCTTGCAGCAGTGCCTTCGCCACCAGCAGTCCGCCTTCAAAAACTTCTTTTCAGGCCGCACGAAGTACCCTGCGTACAAAAGCAAGAAGCATCGGCAGTCCGCTGAGTTCACCCGGTCGGCGTTCAGCTACCGGGACGGCAAGCTGTACCTGGCCAAGTCCAGGACTCCTCTTGATATACGCTGGAGCAGACCGCTTCCGAGCGAGCCTTCCACCGTCACCGTTTCGAGGGACTCCGCAGGCCGCTACTATGTGTCTTGCCTCTGCGAGTTCGAGTTCGAGGCTCTGCCCGTCACGCCGAAGATGATCGGTATCGACCTGGGCCTGAAAGACCTGTTCGTCACCAGCGATGGCGAACGGATCGGCAATCCCCGCCATACCGCGAAATACGCAGCTCGCCTAGCTAAGGCGCAGCGTAGGCTTAGCAAGAAGAAGCTCGGCTCGAAGAACCGCTCCAAGGCCCGGCTGAAAGTGGCCCGTATTCACGCAAAAATCTCCGACTGCCGCATGGACCGCTTGCACAAGCTGTCCCGCAGACTGATTAACGAGAACCAAGTGGTCTGCGTCGAATCCCTAGCCGTAAAGAACATGATCCGCAATCCGAGACTGAGTAAATCCATTGCCGATGTCGGCTGGGGAGAGTTTGCGCGACAATTGGAGTACAAAGGTGAATGGGCTGGCCGACAGGTCGTCGCCATCGACCGCTGGTATCCCAGTTCGAAGCGCTGTTCCTGCTGCGGCCATACCCTTGTGCGCTTACCCTTGGATATCCGTAGCTGGACATGCAAGGAATGCGGCACCGAACATGACCGCGACGTGAACGCAGCGATCAACATTAGAGCCGCCGGGCTGGCGGTGTTAGCCCTTGGAGAGAATGTAAGCGGCATCGGTCAAGTACCGCTGTCCAGTTCTCTGTGAATTGGGAATCCCCTTCCTTCAGGGAGGGGAGCAGTCAAACTCGTCTCTCCCTAACCATTCGTTCAGCGTTCTCGATCAGCGTTGCTTCGAATGCGCGGAACCAGATGCGTTGAGCTAGCTCCAGGTCGCCTCGGCGCACGGCAAGCAGCAGTTGGGTCATCGGGCATTCTTTGCTGTCTACCTCTGCGAGCCACTCCGGGACGAATCCGGCAAAGCCGTAGACCGTGAACTCCGGCCCGATAAAGGGCCTCTCTTTCCGGTCATGGAACGGCACGCAATCACCGTCCTCGCAGTTCAGAAGCTTGCCGACTTGCTCAGTGACATAATCGCGGTCGCCGTCATCATTAGGCGGTAGCGCGTTGTCCCAGCGCTCCTGGGCGTATTTCAATGCGGTGTTCATGCGGCTACCCTCCTGTTTTCCTGCGGAATCCGGCAGGCTAGATCTAGGTCTTCGGCAGCTTGATAGAACTCATCGAATGCCAGACCATCCGGGTAGTCGTATGGGCCTGCCGTTTCCCATACCAGTTGTATGAGGCTGTCACAGGCCAAGCACGTCTTGGCGCTGTAGAAGTCACCTTCGTTCTGGCCGGCGACCTTCACGTATCGCTCACCTGCATTCACAATGCGGTAGCAGCATTCGCACAGGTGTCGGCGGCGAGCCTTGCGCGTTTCCTTTGTTTGGAATGACATGATGTTCACCTCGCGTTCGCGTGCATGCGGCAGCGTTCCGAATCGCTCCCGTCATACAGGCGGTAGAAAGTGAAAGCCCGGCAACGTCTGCGCCGGGCTTTCGGTTGGCTGGAGCATTACTGAGGCCTGCTCGGGCAGCAGTTCACATGGCAATCCCTCCGGTAGTTACCCATGGAATACAGGCATGGGCACCTATAAAAAGAGCCTCAAGAACACTTTGTTTCTGTGGTGGGCGGCGACTCGATCAATCGTGATCTAGTTGCCCACCTGCCGGCGCAGATGCTTCAGATCTCCAGGTAGTTATGGCGACATCGCTTCATGTCGATCTCCTTTTGTTGTTCCAAGGGTGCGCTTGGCCGCGTGCTTTCATGTGGCGTCTAGGGCAGAGGCCACACCAAAGCAGGCGAAAAAATGCCCGGACTTGCCGGGCTAATGAGGGGTAGGGTGGGGATGGCTCTAGTCTCCAGGCTTACGCGAACGCGCCCCGGTGCGCACTAGAGTCATCCCCATTGAAGGGTGGCGTCCTTGCCGGGGAAGTCAGTCGCTGCTCTTCTCTCGCACAACAATCTCGTGTGTCGCCCGGCAGTCCCGACAGATAGCAGCGATGTCGCCGCAGTAGTCGAGCTTGCAATTCGTACCGAGCATCATCTCGTCAGCAGGGATGTGGTAGCCCCACGAGTCGTTGCCGTTCTTATCTGGCCACTCGTAGTTCAGGTTCGCGTCGTAGAAGCATTTTCCCCCGCAGACGTCGCACGAGTAGTAGTCACCAGCTGCCATATCTTGCCTCCAGTGTGTGTATGCGCAATGGCGCGTCCTTGCCGGGCAGTCATTTGATCCGGCTGAAATCGACCGATTCGGAGTAGTAGCCGTTCGACTCGCCAAGCCAGCGGATCACGACGAAGCCTTTGGCTGTTGCCAGTCGGTAGAAGGTCCATGTGTAGCTTTCTACGTAATCCCCAGGCGGCGCCGGGAAGTCTTCGCTACTGACGTCCTCGGCAACCACCAACGGCTGACCAACAAGGTCGCTTGCGTCGCCCTCGATATCGTCAATCGAAACGCTCTCACAGCAGTCCTGCACGTGATACATCCGAAACAGAGAGTCGTCTTCACATTCGAAATCGACAGAATCGCTGCCAGCTTCCAATCCGGTGATCTGCTTGATGGTCTTTCCGAGAAGATCAGAAATCGAAGCGTGCTTGTACATATCTCGCCTCCAGTGTGTGTATGCGCCAGGGCGCGGTTAGGCAACGTCCTTCCAGATTTTTCGGCGCGCTATGGCAGAGATAAGGGCGGCCGTTACGCCAAACTCCGCGGCGAGCGCTGTAGGGCCATTCGCTCCCGAGTAAGGCTTGTAGCGCCGGCGAATCTCTGACACCTGTACTTCCGTCAGCTTTGCCGCTGGATGCTTCTCGCCAATGGTTGCGGTGCCATGAGTGACCTTGTCTGCCTCGTTCTCGGCACGGGTGCCGTAACACAGGTTTTCGACACTGTTGTCCTGGCTGTTGCCATTGAGGTGACGACAGACCTGACCTTCACCGATTGGACCGATGAATGCTGCTGCGACTAGGCGATGAACCAAAACACCCTTGCTCGCCTGATGATTCCAAAGCTTCACCTTCAAATAACCCTTTCTGTCTTTGTAGGTGGCTTTTACTGATCCGCCGCGCCGTACGTTGCCGATGTTGCTGACCTCGTACTGAGGCCAGTCAGGAACTACTTTCCAGACTTCATCCATGCCATGACCTCGCGCCGTGATCGGAATCTTGCGGACGGGGCGGACACGGAAGGCGTTGAGCTTGTCAAGGTCGTTTGTGGCGCCGTCGACGAAGGGCGTGGTGAAGGCGGTGCGGGTGGAGCACTGCGAGCTCGACCAGTACCAGCGATCTGCGAAACCAGACAGCTCGCCTGCTTGCTTGGCGGAGAACAGAAGAGCCAGTTCTAGAACAGAAGGAATGAATACGCCTTCTCCGATCTCCATAGCTTGCTTGGCAATCGGGCTTCCAGCTTCAGCCATGGAGACCGTATTCGAAGCTCCGTCTCGGTAGCTGACGGCGCCGTCCACGTCCTGGCCATACTCGCCCCATTCTCCAGTGAACTCGGCGCTTTTGCTGAGATCGACGTAGGCGTATTCCTTGCCATTGAGCCAATGGCGGGCAAAGAAGATTCCATCAGCGAGGGTCTGGCCGATTTCAGGAAGATCACTCGGGTGAATCGAATCGGGAATGGTGGTCATGGCTGGTTTCCTTTTTAGGTTTGCCCTGGGTTGGGCGATAGTGCGCCCGGATGGGTAAATGGGTTGGAGCTGGTGATGCCCTGCTACCGGCAGGGTGGTGGTGGTCAGCAGCTCTCGCCGCGCAGGAGGCCGTTCTCGTCGTACTCGTGGGCGCCGTCACCGCCGTCGAAAGAACCATCGAGAGTGGCCACGATGTAGCCTGCCCGGCGGTTGCAGCTCCGGGTACGAAGGTCGCCCGCGCCGCCCCCGAAAACGGTCAGACCCAGCGCTTCCGCTTGCCGGGCGTATAGACTGATGCCGGCAGCGATTCGGCGGACCTCTTTCCGGTCGAGACCCGCGGCGCGACATTCGTCTTCGTTGATCTTCATGTCCTTTCCTCGGTGATGCCCCGGCGAACCGTGGCAGTGTTCTCAAGTGTTCTCGCAGGCGTAACAAATTCCTGTAGCCGTCACCCCCAGGCGCCCACACTCGGGGCAGCTCGCCTCGCTGCGCACCTGCTCCTGCGCCTCCTCGTAGCAACCCTCGCAGCGGAATCCGTTGGACGTCTCGATCACGCGACCGGGCGCGTTGCACCGGTCGCATTCGTGAATGATTGTCATCGGGTCGACTCCTTACATCACGCATGCATCCGCACGGTGATGTAGCCGTTGCTTGCAACTACGTGCTCCCAGCAATTGAAGAAGACGGACTGTCCGAACTTCTTCATTGCCGCCTGGCGAACCTTCACCTCAACGTCCAGAGGCTGTTCACCGGCGTCCGGCAGGGCAAGCCATTGCAGGCTCTTGCCGTCGCTCAGGTGGGAATCGATGTTGAATTGAGCCATTTCAGTCTCCTTAATAGGGTTTGCCAGCGTTGATGTATGCGCTTCCTGCTAGCTCGGTTAGAGCTAATAGCTGCCAGGAGTCGATCGCTCCGCCGTAGTGCAATCCGCGCAACATCCCGACCGTTTCGTAGTACTCGATGCGCGCTCGGTGTACGTCGCTCTCCCTGCGAATGATTCGAAGAGACTGACGTAAAGCCAGTGAGGCCTTTTCATTCATCGTCTTGCCCTCCAAGGCGTGTTGACTTCCTCGATGCGCCTGTCTCCAAGCGCATCTGAGAAATCTTGGTGTTACTCGCAACCCCTCACGCCGGTAGCCGGTGGTGAGCGCATTGCGCATTTCGTACCGTCCAACAGGTCTCACTTGCCTACCTCCGCAAACGATGCCCGATTGCAGAAGCGTTACTGGCGCCTGTTGGCTCATGCCTGGTTGTTAAAGAGCGGTCGGCTCGGTGGCCTGGCCAGCGGTGTTGCGCCTTCGCTGTATTGCTTGTGCTGTTCACAATCCGGCTTGCATTTATAAAAGCATGCTTGTTTTTAGAATGCAAGCAATCTTGTGATGATTTTTAATACTGTATGAATGAACAGTACAAGGAGGGGCTTATGGCCAAGCAGAAGAAAGCGCAGCAACTCCAGCAGGAACTCACGGCTGCGGATCGCCTAGGACTGAGGGTATCGGCAATGATCAATGCGCCGAAGGCGCAGCTAGAACGCGCGGTGACTGTTCACCGGCTAGATACTGATACGGACGAGGCGTGGGAGGCCGTGATGGAGCTGATTGCGGAGGAGGATGGAGTTGAGCTGATTTTCAACGATGATGGCTCAGTGACCTTGCGGTGGGCGCTTAGGAACGAGGGTGAGCATCAAGCTATCTGTCCCGAGGTTGAGCCTGTGGAAGAGGGCGCGGAAGAGGATGAGACCCCATTCTGATTCCATGAAAAAGCCCGCGCTAAGCGGGCTGCGCGATCACGTTCAGGGGAGGCTAGAGCTTGGAGGCATCACTCTTGGTTTTTTCAGCGGCGGCCCGAGAGTTGGCCTCTGCGGCCGGCTTGTTGAGCACTATTGCGCCGAAGGTATTTATGTCTGTCGAGAATCGCTCAAGCGTAATGCTGACGCGCGCACCATCCCATACCAGAGTGTCGTTGGTGAAGGATGCCCCGGCCTTGGTTTTCACTGATGGTGCGGTGCGGGATGTGGGCTTTCCGTATTTCTCGGTGAAAAGCTCGGTCACTTTATCGAAATCATCGGTATTACCCGTAAGCATGAAGTATTCCACCTGGCTTTCGTTCAGCTTGGCGGAAAGGTGGTAGTTGTATCGAAGACCGATCGAGGGCTTTCCCTCAATCGTGTAAAGATTGCCATATGGTTTTTCCCGGCAAAGCTGTGTCTGCTGGAAACCAATTACGCCTGGCGCGCACTGAGGGAGCGCCATGATGCTGCTACTTTCGAAGGTCAGACCAAGGAAACTTGATGGCTCATGGGTCCATGCCTTTGCGGATGGCTTTGCGGCAAAGGCCGAACCTGATGCGAGGATAACTGCAAGGATGACTGCTGACTTCATAGGTACCTCCCTGTGAATTGAACCGCCATCCTACCACCCTGGCTCGTCGCCATCACGCGGGCGCGGACCTGCTCAGGTAGGCTCAGGATTCGGTGTCAGGCGGGAGGGGCAGCGCTGGGGCAGGACTGTCGTCTACTCAGCGCAGAGCCGGGAGGGAAGGGCAGGAACGAAAAGGCCGCGCCGGGGAAGGTTCCGGCGCGGCCTGGTCCTTTCGGTGTTGTGCCTTCAAGGACGCCTCAATATAACAAATGCGCGGCTGATGTGAAAAGGCCGCACGGGAATGGAGGCGCGGCCTGTTGCCGGGCTGCTGTCATCCCTGGCCGGCGGAGGGCATCTGTCAAAGGTGGACTGGGACGAAAAGCCCCGCGGGTGCGGGGCTGGTTCAGGAGGTTATTCTGCCGATTTCAGACAGTATGGGCGCTAGGTATTGCTGAGCCATCCACCAGATAGCTCCTACGAACGACCCGCCTACAACGAGCATGGCAGAAAGGGCCCATACCGCCATCTGCCCTTTTGTCACCATGTGCTTCTCGATGCTTTCAAGGCGAGTCTCAATCTTGCCGACTGCCACTTTGACATCAGTCATGTCTCGCTCAAGATTGATAATTCGAGTGTTCAATTCGTCTTCCTCGGGAGGATTTCCTCTTCCTCTCCATGATGGATGATCAGGAACCACTTTTCCAGAGGGGTCTCTGATTGACAGCGCTTCACTCATCCGCCTCGCCCTCAAGTCCTTTTATCATTCTGGCCAGGGTTTCAGAAAGGCGTTTGGCTGTTGCGAGCGGCATTGAGATAGCTGCTACGTCAAGCCTGACGACTTCAAGTCGGCCTGAGTCATCCTGTGCAGGAGCGTCATCGAAGTGGACAAGCCTGGTGGTCCCAAGGCGCAGTGAATCTCGTCCAAAAGTAAGATGGACAGCTGCCTCGCCATTCCACTGGATGCTGTATGCCGAGTACTTATCGACATGCTCGTCAATAAACGAGCCAAGTCGTTCATGTGGAATTTCGGTAATCCTAGTTGGCTCGCTCATTCCATCTTCCTTAGTTGATTGCTGGTATGCCTCTCGCAGCCCATCACAAATCCCCACCCCGCCAGATGACCTTGCCTATGATGCGGTGCCTCTGCCCATCACAGCCTTTTCGCGTTCCAGACCAGCAACACTCTGGCCTGGATGTAGGTTTCATCCACTCGAATATCCTCTGGAGGGTGGCTTGTATTGTCCGAGATCATCTTGAAGTGGTCTGACCCTTTCAACTGTAGGCGCTTGATATAGAAGAGTCCCTGCCAGGTGAACGCGTAGATACCGTCGCCGGTGAACTCGCGAATGCTGGCATCGACGATTAGCGGATCTAGGTTCTGGATGGTCGGGGCCATCGACTGTCCGTCGCCAGTGATTATCTTCAGATGTGATGGATCCTTGTACTTAACGCCAAGTTCGCGCAGATGCTGCTGGCTGACCGTGACATCGCGGAACATCTCTGGGAAATCTTGAACAACCTTTCCATTGCCCATCGCCCCCTGAACATCGTAATGAGCGATGCGAATCTCATCGCCCACCAGTGGCTTGCGGGAGAAGTCGGCGATGATCACATTGTCTGCGGCCTCCACCACGGGCTGATCATCCAGAGTGTCTAGCACTGCCTGCTCCAAGCGCTGCTGCTGATCGGGACGAAGCTTTTTGCCTTGCAACATTTGAAGGAACTTCTCTGCCGCACTGCTCGTTGCTTTTCGTCTAGGTGGCTCTCCTGAACCAGATAGAAGCCAGTCCACCGTCGTGTCATAGCCCTCGGCCAGAGCGGTCAAATTTTCATTTCTGATGTTTTCAGTGTCGCCGGCAAACCATTGCCTCACGGCCTCATAGCTGATGCCGCACGTGTTGGCGATATCTCGCTTTACCCCGCGGGGGCCGATCTCCGGCTTTCTGGCGAGTACGAGCTTGGTAATCCGGTCTGTGGTTTTCATGTTGAGAAATCTACAAGGTAGCTTGCCAAGCATGCTTGCTTTGTAATTGCAAGCATGCTTGAATTGGTGCGAGTGAACTGGAGTCGCCTATGACCAAGACCCAAGTGATCAGCCACTTCCGCGGCGTTTCGAAGGTAGCCAAAGCCCTCGGCATTACCTATGAGGCGGTGCGCCAGTGGCCAGAAGAAATTCCAAAACTCCGCCAGTACGAGATTGAGCGCATTACGAAAGGCGCCCTGAAGGTCGCTACTGAGCAGTCCGCCGCCTAACCCGATCCAATCTACCGGCCGGGAGGCCAGCCATGACCGAATTCATGCAAATCCTGATCTTTGGGACCTCGTTGGCGATGGCCTACTTCCTGGGCGCCACCTCGTCGAGGAAGAGCTCCAGTGAAATCCGGCTGATCGACAAGTGGCCAACGGCCTACATCCAGTTCGACTCGGGCATGAGCCAAGAGGATGCGCTGCGCTTCCTTGAGCTGGCCCGCGAAATGGTTCTGGCCGGGCCAGAGAAAGTGACTGCCGAGAATGCGCTGAAGGATGACGAGGAGAGCCGAGACGCTTTCTGGGCGCAGTCTCTCAAGACTGGTTTGGCCTCGTTCGAATCGCGTTCCAAGTCTTCACATAACCCTCGAGACCCCCAATGACTTCGTCCGGCAGTTGCGAGTACGCCAAGAACGATCGCATGTGCGCAATTTCGTTATCGAACCCGTCGAGAACCCTCCCGAGTTCCGCAGGTGTTAGCGAGCGTGCCATTGCCATAAGGAAGGCGTTGATACCCATCAGTTCGCCTTTCTGCGCGTTGATCGTCGCAACGATCTTGTCGATTTCATCAGTCATGCCCGGCCTCCGTGGCCTTTCCGTGTGGAAGCAGAAAGCTATCACGGATGCGCCGGACTCCACATTCGAAGCGCTGGCTTTCGCCGTTCCCTCAATTCACGGCTGACAGCGTATAGCACCGACCTCAAGGGAAGAACTAGAGCATGAAAACGCCCGTACTAGAGACCCGCAGAAAGGTAATGACCACGGTAGCCAATGCCTATCCGGGCGGTCGCGATTGCGCTGCCGCGCGGCTGGGGATTCCGCTGAAGCGCCTGGAGAACCAGATGTACGAAACGGCGGGCGTGAAGCCCCTGAGCGACGGCGACCTGTACGTCCTGGAGCAGGAGATGGGGACTTCCTATCTGCCGGACTACATCTGCGCGATGTACGGGGGAGTGTTTGTGCGGACGCCGGAAGCGGGCGATCTGGACAACGTAGACCTGCACCACCGTTCGCTGCGTACAGCGGTTAAGCGTGGCCGGGTTGATCAGATGATCGCTCTGGCCCTGGAGGACGGGGAGATCAGCGCTGACGAAGCGAAAGAGATTTTGGCCTTGCATGCCAAGCACATGGCCGCCAGGCATGAAGAGGTTCGGGCCGTGCTCGAACTGCACAGGGCGAAGTGACTATGCGCTCTCGTCTCACGAGCTCTGACTACGCCGCAATGGCTAACGCTGCTGAAGAGCTGGCGGATATGGGTTCGAGTGAGTGGAGGCGCAGATACAACAAAGCCCTGAGCGACTACTACAGGGCTTTGTCGGTGCGCAAGCCAGTTGCAGCTGGCTTGCGCGTATAGCAATACGTGGAGACCTGAGTATGAGTTACAGAGAGAGCATTCGCAAGTCCGTGCGCTTTGAGGTGTTCAAGCGCGACAACTTCACTTGCCAGTACTGCGGCGCCAAGGCGCCTGACGTGGTCCTGCATGTCGATCACATCAACCCGGTGAGCAAGGGCGGCGACAACGAGATCATCAACCTGGTGACCGCCTGCCTGCCCTGCAATCTCGGCAAGTCGGATCGCCTGCTGTCGGACACCTCAATGCTGGATCGTCAGCGGGCCCAGTTGGAAGACCTGAACGAGCGCCGCGAGCAGCTGGAAATGATGCTGGCCTGGCGCGATGAGCTCCAGTCTTTCGGTGAAGAGACCGTACAGCTGATTGCCGATCGCATCACCGCGCGCATGGTCGGCCACTCGGTCAACGAGCACGGCAAGACGGTAATCCGCAAATGGATCAAGAAGTTCTCCGTCGAGGAGATCCTGGACGCCCTGGACATCGCCGCCGACAAGCTCAGCACTGCGCCCGATCAGGAGGAAGTGCTGGAGTGCTTCGATGCCATTCCTCGCATTTGCGTCACCCGGCGCCTTCCCGAAGCAAAGCAGAAAATGCTCTACGCCAGAGGAATCCTGCGCCGCCGGATTTATGTCAACGAAGCTCACGTCATGCCGCTGATGGCCAAGGCCATCGAGGCGGGTCTCGAGGTGGAAGAGCTGATCGAATTTGCGAAACAAGTGAAGAACTGGACCGAATTCCGGGCAGAGATGGAGGAAATCGCAAATGGCTAGGGCCCGCAACATCAAACCCGGAATCATGGCAAACGAAGACCTAGCAGAGCTAGATCCTCTCGCTCGCCTGCTGTTCATCTACCTCTGGATGTTGGCCGATCGGGAAGGGCGCCTTGAGGATCGCCCGAAACGGATCAAGGCCGAGGCACTTCCCTACGACAACGTAGACGCTGACTTGATGCTGGATGATCTGGCCAAGGCAGGGTTCATCCATCGCTATGAGGCTGCCGGGGTCAAGCTGATTCAGGTTCTTAACTTTGCCAAGCATCAGACACCTCATGTCCGTGAGCAGGCCAGTTCTCTCCCGGGCGTTGACGCAGAACACCCAAAGAGAGAACAAGGCACAACCAAGGAAGTGCCTGGTCACAACCAAGGCTGTGCTGAGCAATCGCCAAGATCGCCTGATTCTCTGATTCCGGATTCTCTGATTCCAGAGGAAGAGCATGTCGACGCTGACGCCTCGACCCATTCCGCTCCGCAGCAAGCAGCAGAGCAAGAGCCTGGCTCCGGCCAGACCGCACAGCTGTTCCAGATTGATCGCATCCCTTACGAGAAGATCCGCGACCTGTACAACCAGATCCTCGGTGGAAAGCTCAAGCGCTGCATGGGAGTGACGGAGGCTCACCGGAAGCACATCCGCGCCGCGTACAACCTCAAGCTCGATGGCGGGTTCCCGGTCCGTGACGGTGGACTGTCGTTTTGGGAAGGGCTGTTCAACGACGTTCTGGATTGCCCCTTCATGCTGGGCAACAACAACCGGGGGTGGCGCGCAGACTTCGAGTTCCTGACAACCGCCAGCAAGATCCAGCGCTTCATGGAGGGCAAGTACGATGCCGCATGAGCGTCCTCTGGTAGCGATGGAAGCTGAGCAGGGTGTGCTTGGCGCGCTGATGAAGAAACCGGAACTGTGCGAGGTTGTTGGGGCTTTCCTTTCCCCGACCGACTTCAGCCATGCCGACAACTCGGTGATCTACAGCCTGATCCTTGCCTGTCATTCGAAGGCCATCGTGCCTGACCCGCTTTCTCTGGCGGAGGCTAGGTCGGAGCTTCCAAGTGGCGCCTTTACGCTTGCATACGCCAACGATCTATGGCGCGAGGTTGCAAGCACAGCTAGCGCCGAAAACTTCGCCAGGATTGTCGTCGAGCGTGCAAAGGCTCGGGAGCTGTACGAAGCGGGCGAACGGATCATGAACATCGCCCTTCAGAGAGGGAAAATCCCGGACCAGGTGGCTGAAGCGCAGAGCATCGTTCTCGATCTCAACGCCCAGGACGAGACTCCTGATGTGGTGACACTGCGCGAGGCAATGCTCCCAGTCTTCGACGAAATGGAAGTTCGCTGGAAGGGAACTCAGTCGGTCGGACTGAAGTTCAACCTGCCAGACCTCGATGCCGTTATCCAGGGATTGCGTCCCGGCAACCTGGCAATCATCGCTGGTCGGCCTGGCACGGGTAAGACGGTTCTCGGGGTGGGGATTGCTGACGAAATTGCCGTTCGCAACCGGGGCGCCGCGTTGATCTTCTCGCTGGAGGTGTCTCAAGCCGAACTTGCAAAGCGCTCGCTCGCATCGCTTTCTGGTGTTTCGCAAGCGGCGATCGACTCAGGCAAAGCGCTGGAGTGCCAGGACTCTATTGCGCGCATGACTGCCGCAGTGGACCAAGCCTCCAGGGGTGATGTGCGAATTTGCGACAAGGGAGGACTGACTTTCAGTCGGATCTGCTCCATCGCCCGATTCCAGCATCGAGCAAAGCCGCTGAGCCTGATCGTCATCGACTATCTCGGGCTTATCACCTCAGATCCGAGTCACCGTCATCAGAACCGAAACCAAGAACTTGGCGCCATAAGCCGAGGGCTCAAGGCTCTCGCCAAAGAGCTTGGCATTCCAATTGTCGCGCTTGCTCAGCTCAATCGGAGCATCGAAACCCGGGCCGACGCCAAGCCAAAAATGAGCGACCTGCGCGATTCCGGCGAGATCGAACAAGACGCCGACGTGATCATCATGGCTCACCGGGATATGAGCACTGAGCGTGGACAGAACGGTATCACCGAGCTTGATGTCGTGAAGTGTCGACACGCAAAGCCGGGCTTCTGCCTGTTGCAGTTCCAGGGTGAGTTCGCGCGCTTCGTCAGTTGCGCCCAGGACCGGGAAGAGCAGCAGGAGCAGACGGTTCGTCCGCAGCGTCCTTCCGCGCGATCAATGGTAGCTGACTTCAAGCCGCGAGGTGCCCAATGAAACGCTCCTTGACCGTAGTCGTAGGCGCCAAGCGCTTCACGATGATTCTGATGGAGGACTGCGACCCGCTCGCGGTCGTGAAGAGCATTTGGCCTGAAGGGAGGATCGAGCAGTGACTCCCGCAAAACAGGAATCCCTCATGCAGGGCCAGACCGGCATCGCGAAGAAGGTCTACGAGTGCGTACCGATCTCTGAGCCCTGGCGTTCGTTCCAGGTGCTGACCGCGCTCCGCAACATGACTGGAAGCACGCCGGACGTTCGGATTGTCCAGGGCTGTCTGCGCGATCTGGTCGATTCCGGACTGATCCGCCGCACTGGTACTGACCACTACCAACGAATCCAAGTCGAGAAAAAGACCAAGCCTCAGGAGCCGAAGATGGGCGAACCCGCGAAGAAGATCGAAACCCAGCCCGAACCGAAGCGCTCTTCCTCCCCGCTGGAGATGTTGGGCGAACTGGCAAACGAGCTCGCCGGCATGGCCGAGCACATGAAGCGCCTGTCTGATCGCATCGAGGACGTCGCTCTGGCAGTCGAGCAGGAACGCGAATCGAGCGCCAAGTCGATGGAAAGTTATCGCCAGCTCAAGGCACTACTGAAGAGCCTGCAAGGGGAGGGCGAGTGACGTGGATATCGTAGACATCGCCAACGATTACGCCGAGCGTGAACTCGCTGAACGCCTGTACTCCCGAGTCAAGTACGTCGGCGAGAGCCTGTCCGAATGTGAAGACTGCGGCGAGGAGATTCCTGTGGCGCGGCGGGCACTCGTTCCTGGGGTTCGGAAGTGCCTTTCTTGCCAGGAATACTTGGAGGCAATCAATGGACGCTGAAAGCATCATCGGGCTTCGGGTGGGCAAGGTGGTTGTTGAAGCATTCTCCCACTGCGCCGGCAAGGCTTCCCATTGGGTTTGCCGTTGCGACTGCGGTAACCGAGTCATTATGCGCCGAGGAAATCTGATGAGAAACCGAACTACGACCAGTTGCGGTTGCTCTCGGTTTTCTCACGGGATGACCGGAACTCCAACGTACAGCTCATGGAGCAACATGATTGATCGCTGTACGAATCCCTCTAACAAGCGATATGTCGACTACCAAGGCAGAGGAATCACTGTTTGTGAAAGGTGGATGACGTTCGCCAACTTCCTGGCTGATATGGGCGAAAGGCCAGACGCCACCTCCCTTGATCGAATTGACAACGACGCAGGTTACTTCAAGGAAAACTGCCGCTGGGCAACTGCCTTAGAACAGATGAATAACACTAGAAGAAACACCTTCGTTGAGTATCTAGGTAGGCGGCAAACAGTTTCTCAGTGGGCAGGCCAGCTTGGTATTCCCGAATGCACTCTGCGCAGCCGGCTAAATCGTGGTTGGTCGATTGAAGATGCAATGCAGAAGCCTATCAGCAAGCAGCGCCGGGAGTGCAAGCAGAAGAAGGGAAAGCGCCGTGGCTGAACTCGCTCTCATCCGCACAGCCCAGGGCCTGGTCCCGGCGACCGAGGCAGATCGCGAAACCGTTCAGAAGTGGAAGGCCGGCCAGGTCGTCCACGGGAAATTCACCCGGATGCGCAATGCCAAGTTCCACGGCAAGTTCTTCGCCATGTTGGATCTCGCATGGGAGTACTGGGAGCCGAAAGGTGGTCTTGTGCCGCGCCAGGAGATGCGTGGCATCCGCGGGCTGGCCAAATACTTCGAGGATCTGAATGGGCGTCCTGGCCAATTGCAGAACGCCGTCGCCGCGTACATCGCCAAGCTTGAGGCTGATCGAGCGGGCCGCTTCCCGGCAGTCGAGAAGAGCCGCGAGGCGTTCCGCGAGTGGATCACCATTGAGGCCGGCCACTTCCACCTGATCCACACGCCTGACGGCGTTCGCAAGGAAGCCAAGTCGATCAGTTGGGCGAGCATGGACGACACAGCTTTTGAGCCGCTTTACCGCGACGTGTTTGCCGCCTGCTGGAGGCTGGTCCTTTCCTCTCACTTCGAAACTGAGGCTGACGCCATGGCGGCGGCTGATCAGATGGGGACTTTCGCATGAGCAAGTTCAAGGTCGGGGATCTGGCCCTTACTCTGGTCTACGACTCCCTACTCCCGGCCGGATCGGTAGTTGAGTTGGAGCGAGCCCTCCAGAAGGGCGACGAGATCACCCAAGGCTTTCGTGCTCCAAGTTCCGGGTGGGTGGTGCGCCACGCCGAGGTCAGCAAAGGAACCCTGGCATACGGGGATCATGAGTTGATGCCCCTGCGCGGCGACTTCCAGTCCGAGCAGCAGAAGGCGAAGGAGGTGGAGGCATGAGCAGGCGACAGATTGCAAAAATTCTGGTGGGCCAGCTTCTGGTCATCGCACTCATCATCTACACGCAGACATCTGCGTCCATCAACCCATGGATTATCTCAATGGTTGGGACGGCCACCCTATGGCTTGGATACTTCGCGGGAGAAGAGCTATGAGCCGCAGCTTGTTCTTCCGCGCCATGCGGAGAGTTCCTGTTCGGCCAAGAGCGCTCATTGTCCTGGCGATCATGATCGCCTTTGGCTGGGTGCCGCTTGTTGTGGCTGTATGCGAGGCAGTCGGCGAAGGGGTTCGGGCCTGCCGGCAGGAATCGTCCAGGCTCTACGGCGACTTCAGCAAAGCTTTCACCGACTGCTGGAAAGCCTTGGTTTCGGGGGAGCCTCAATGAGCCTATCCGCTAGCCAGCCCAAACCGAAGAAGTGCCAGAACCCCGAGTGCGGCACCAGGTTCATCCCGCAGCGCTTCGGGCAGAAAGTGTGCAGCCCGAAGTGCGCCCTGGCCATCAAGGACAAGCACGCCAAGCCGGCGCGGAAGGCTATCGCTGACCGCGAGCGGAGGGAGATCAAGGTTCGGAAGGAGAGGCTGAAGACGCACAGCGACCACATCAAAGATGCAGAGAAAGCCGTTCGGGACTACCGGCGATCCTACGAACTTTCCATCGGCAGCGGCTGCATGAGCTGCGGCAAGTCTCAGGCCGAGGTACTGGCCGAACAAGGCTGGAAGACTGGAGGTGCATTCGACGCAGGGCATTTTCTCGGCAAGGGGGCAAGGCCCGAGCACCGCCTGGAGCCATCCAACATATGGCTTCAATGCAAGGCCTGTAACGCGGGCTCAAGCAAGTACGCCAGGAAGGGGCTTACCGTTTCCCAGGGCTTCCGTGAGGGCTTGATCGAACGCATCGGCCTGGAAGCTGTAGAGGCTCTGGAAACCGATCACCGTCCCCGCAAGTACACCAACGACGAACTGAAGGCGATCACCGCCGAGTACCGCGCCAAGCTGCGCGAGCTGAAAAAGAGGACTGCCTGATGAAAACCACCATCTCGATCATCATCAGCATGACGCTGAGTCTTTCCCTGCTGTCCGGCATCGGCCAGCTATCGCAGTTCGCCTTCTACGTCTGCGTAATCATGAACGCTCTTGCCTGGATCGGGATGCTCCTCGGCATGGTCAAGGACGAGGTCAGTGCGCGCATCCGCCGGACCTTCTGGATTCAGCTCCTGCCATCCATCTTCTACGTCTATGCCCTTATCTTCAGCGGGCATCCAATGCTAGGCGCCTCCGCCTTCATGGTGCAGTTCCTGATCGTCGCCACCGCCTTCCGCAAGGAGGAAAAGCCGGCATGACGCTAGCCGAATACATCGCCCAGCAATGGGAAATCCTTCGTGAATATGGGCTGATTAAGGGGGAAGCATGATCTACACCAGCGAAAGAGATGGAGCTGTCACCTGGCAAGAGTTGAAGGCCGTACTTGATTACCATCCAGAAACGGGACAGTTCATCTGGAAAGTATCGAGAGGCTCAATAGTCTCTGGTAGCAGAGCTGGCACTATCGGCGGTACTCGCCGTTACGTAAGCATAATGATACGAAAGAGAGCTTATTTGGCACATCGGCTTGCATGGCTATACATGACTTGCGAGTGGCCGCAACTTGATATAGACCACATTGATGGAGACCCCCTGAATAACTCCTGGGCAAATCTGCGCTTGGCAACGCCAAGGCAGAACGCAAGAAACAGGAAGACACCCTGCACCAATAAATCCGGGGTAAAGGGCGTCTATTGGGTTAAGGCCAAGAACCGTTGGCGTGCACAGATTCGAGACCAGGAAGGGGTAATACGGGTGCTTGGCCTGCATAGGACTGTCAATGAAGCAGAACATGCGCTTCTGTCTGCACGCAGAGAAATGCACCAAGAGTTCGCCAGGTATTCCTGAGGGGTTTCCATGACTATCTATGTATCTGCGCTATCTGCAATTGTTTCAGCATTGTCTGCGGACTGCATCGACAACACTGCAAAGCAAGCCTGGCAGAAGCTCTACCAGCCAGGGTATGCAGAGAGTGAGGGTTTAGCTGGGCTGATCAGGGGCTCGAACACTTCAGGCATCAAGCGCATCGACGCTGATTGCTGGGTGCACGCCCGGCTGCACAGTCAGCTCAAGCCGCGGTACTGGAACGCACTTGTGGCGAAGTACAGCACTCACCGCGAGAAGAAGAAGGCCGCAATCGAGGCGCTTATCCCCCTGATCGCCACCCCGGCGCCGCGCAGATTCCTCGGGATGGCAGTCTATACCTGGGCTATTCCCAAGCTGAAGGGGGCAGAAGGCAAGCGCTCTACCGACATGATCATTCTCGACGCCGTGTTCTACGACATGAACAACTGGGAATCTGAAGGCCGCCCCGAACAGACGAGGCGCCGATGGAGGTCTGGAATTCACGGTGTGCTGAACGAAATGCTCAAGGAGGCAGAGCTGACTGCGGGTGAAATCCTGATGGAGGAGGGCATCATCGTCGGAGAGGCTGCGTAGGACTTGCAATCAGTGAGCGTTTGAGCGAATATTTCCCCATCCTGCCGATCTTGCGCGTTATGAGGATCGGTAACTCTGAAGCCCTGGCAAATGCCGGGGCTTTTTCGTTTCCATCCATCTGCGGAGTTCTGAAATGTCTGCTGAATCGAAAGATGTTTGGCTGATCAAGGGTATCGGCGGCGGCGCGCTGGTCCTGCTGCTCCTGGTTGGAGCGGTAGTAGTTCTGATCTGAACCCTCCATGGCTCTCTTGCCAGGTGTTAGATTGGGCTATCAAGGCTAGTCGAGGGTTGGTAAACAAATGACCGTCGAAGATTTGATTGCGCTTCTCCAGCAGCAAGATCCCAAGGCGAGGGTCGTTATCCCACACGAATGGGATGCGCATCAGCGGACTTTCGCCAGGTCCGTTGTCAGAGAGGCAGTCGAAATCAATGAGAACGGCACGATCTTCGCGGAAGAGGATGGGTTAGATTCCGTCGTGTTCATCGATGGTTTTTAGAGTGTGCGGCTCTAGCTCAACTGGCAGAGCGCTGTCCTTCCAAGTCAGATGTTGCGGGTTCAAGTCCCGCGAGCCGCTCCAGACTACAAGACCCAGCCTGGGCCAAGCCTTTCGCGCTACCGCGCTTGGAGAAGCACGTGAAAAGTGAATACCGTCAAGCTGTTGAGTCTGTTATCGCTCAAGAGAAAAAGCTGGCTGAGGTTGAAGATATGTATGCTTCGGCGGCCGCCCAAGAGCGGAGGTTGGCTGAAGATCTGCGACTTAACCGAGAGACACTTTCCAGATATGAGGATCGTGTAGCTGAGATTGAGTCGCAGATTCTCGGCGCTGGGCGGGTCTAGCTAAAAGCCGAGGTAGGATTCCAGAAGCGCCGGGTACTGGATCGGACCTTTCGTGGCCTTCTCTCGATTGGACACATCGATGACCACCATTATGTCTTTGGTTGCGTTGAACTCGCTGCCGGTGTACAGCTCAGAGCAAAGCCTTTGCGCCGTGTAGTCCAGTTCGAAGCAGTAGAAAGAAGTCGTTTCATCCCAGTGTTTGTAGCTGGTTAGCTCATTGATCTTCTTCTTGAAGGAACTATACCGAGACTGGTAGGTATCATCAGCCTTGATTTGAAACGTGACAATGAAGTTTGCCATGGGTCCGTCCTGTTTCGTGGTGTAGGAATCACGAGGATAGCACGGGGCCATACCCGCCCATGAGCGGGTCTTTTCTTCGTGAGAGCCACACTACAAGGCCCAGGCAATGACCTGGGCTTTTCTGCATCTGGAGTACTTGAATATGGCCGAGCCGAGTGGTGCGGTAGCAGTCGCCGGCCTGGTCGGTATTGGTGCGTCTGCGTTGATCCCTGGCATTGATGCCAATGCAGTGATCGGGGCTTTTGCTGGGGCTATCTTCTTCGTGGTGTATGCCAAGGACATCTCGGCCTGGGCTCGCCTTGGTTACTTCGCTGCGTCCTGGATCGTTGGCTACTACGTCGCCGGCGAAGTCATCGGGCGGGAGTGGGCAAGAACATCGGGCCTGGTCGCCTTTGGTGGGGCATTGTTCTGCGTCGCAGTGGGCACCAGCTTGTTGGAGTGGGTGCAGGGGGGGGGGAAGACGCCTGGTTGGCTCCGCTTCATAGCGGACCGCTTTGGAGGTCGTAATGGTTGACCCTTGGACTCTGGTAGCTGCGATGATTTGCGGCGCCATTTGCATGAGGCTGGCGACATACCGCCGGCAGGGCGCGAGGTATCGCCGGGGAGTTTCCTGGCTCGCCTACCTGCTGTGCGTTGGTAGTGGGTGCTTCGCCCTGAGCGTGATGCTCGATGCACTCCACGGCTACAGACTGAATCCTGTCTCCCCTTGGCTGACCCTGGTGCTGGCGATCCTGCTCGGCCTTGTCTGCCGCGCGCGGGGGAACCTGGCCCACATTCTGAGGGTGTACTGATGGATGCTCCGCTTCTACTGAAGAACACTGGCACATCCCTGATTCTGTGTGACAGCAACGGGAAGCCGCTCCCTGGCCAGCTTTCGCTGACGGTCAGCAACGACGGCCCTGTTCCAACCGTCACGGTCACGTTCGCACTCGTTAACAAGCGGGTGAGGCTCTGCGGCGAAGAGATGGAGTCGCGCATCTCATACGATGCGTATCTTGAGGCAATTAAGGGAAGGCGCAGCTGATGACCAAGTGCACCTTCTGCAACAAGACGCGTGAATGGGCGAAGAAGTGGGCCCGAGTTGCCATGGAGCGCGCGGCCTCTGCTGTGGCCGCCAAGCCGAAGCGATCTGGAGGTAGCGATGAATGAAGCCGGAGAGGAGGTTCGACTCCTTCTGCGCGACCTCCTCGATGAGCAGCGCAAGACCAATCAGCTATTGCACCTCCTGATCCAAGCGCTAGCCGAAGATGGCGAGGATCCTGACGCCATGCCGACCAGCTATCTGGATGGAAAACCGATCCAAGGGCATCAGCCGGTACGCAGTAATAGCCTTTTGGCAACACCGCCAGGGGAACGATGATGTCGACGTTTATGGGATCCGCCAGGGAAACCCAGATAGCTGCTGTTCGAGTCCGTCGCGGATGGTTCGGCAAGCTGGTTGTCCAGGTTCGCTACAAGATCGAGCGCCCCGAAAGCCCCCTCCCTGGCCGGGAGTTGATCTACCACGTATGCGGGCTCTCCCGTTGGCGAGATGCCAACGCAAATGATTTCGCCGAAGCCCTGATGGTCGCGAAGCTCATCGGGATGTCTGATGAAGGAACGCCCTCATGAAGAGTCACCCGATCCCTGCAGGAGTCGAGGTCAACCCCAATCGGCCCTGGACGCCTGATGACATTGCTGGGTACAGCGGCGAGGTAGTGAGTGCCATGAAGGTTCTCGAGCCTCTGCTGCGCTCCGGACTGTTGGCCCTCCATCCTGATGAATGGCAAGGCGGCAAGCTCTCGTTCCTCAGACCGGCACAAGCTAGGCGGCAAGGCTGGACCCCGCCGGATCAGGCAGCCGGCAATCAGGTATCCAGAAGTGCCTGACCTCCCTCAGCGTCACACCAAGCCCAAGGCCAATGGAGTGACTAAGCACGAGGTAGAGGACAAGGCGTGGGGGAATGGGCGTGGTGGCAGACCGTGGCGTCGCAAGCGAGAGCGCATCCTCAAGCGGGATGGCTACATGTGCCAGTGCCCAGAGTGCAAGGGGGTGAAGAGGATCGCCACAGAGGTGGACCACATCATCCCGCTGAGCCAGGGCGGCACAGACGATGACTCCAACCTGATGGCTATTGCTGGCTACCCGTGTCATGCGAGGAAGACGGCGAGGGAGTCGGCGGCATCTAGGTAATAGTCGGGCTCATCCAGCGAGCGGACACGACGATATCGAGATATTTACGAATTAAGGTAGTGTCTTTCACTGTCTTCGTGCGTTTTTGCCGAAAAATCTAGTTTAATGAGAAAAATTCTCATTTATAGGGTGGGGCGGGTCAAAACCTTAGAACTTTTCGTTAGGACACCGCGCCCCCAACTCTTTTCTCATTTCCACAGAATTTAGGTTTCAAGATGGCACGACACAAACAGCCGGATGTCGTCGCCAAGTTCAAGGGCGCCGACAAGAAAAACCCTCAGCGATACCGGAAAGAGTCCGCTCAAGGTGAGGGTGAAATTGGCGATGCGCCGATCCATCTCCAGGGGCCGGCAAGGCTTGCTTGGGTTGAGCTTTGCTCCCAATCAATCAAGGGCGTCTTGACGGGCTCTGATCGAATCATCCTGGAGGTCACCGCCAACCTGCTTGCTGAGTACAGGTCGAATCCATCGGAGTTCGCCGTAGGCAAGTACACCCACCTGATTGGCAACTTGGCGAGGCTTGGGCTAACCCCATCCGACCGCCAGAAGTTCGGCCTGGAAAAGCCGAAGGAGAAGGACGAGTTCGAGGATTTCTGAGATGACCCCCAGCGACATTGCGCGACAGTACGCTAGCGATGTCGTGAGTGGGGGTATCGTCGCGTGCCGGTATGTGAAGTTGGCATGCCAGCGCTTCCTGAATGACCTGGAACGGCAGGACGATGACGATTGGCCATACGTTTTCGACGAGGCCAAGGCAGATCGCGCCGTCAAGTTCATGCAGCTCATGCCTCACACCAAAGGCAAATGGAGCGCTTCGAAGTCGAAGTTGGTGTTCGAGCCCTGGCAGGTATTCATCGAGGCCAACATCTTCGGCTGGGTCAAGAAGGACACCGGCAAGCGCAGGTTCCGTGAGGTCTATGAAGAAGAGCCAAGGAAGAACGGCAAGTCGGCACGCCTTGCCGCTCGAGGTATTTACCTATTCGCGGCGGATGGCGAGTCGGGGGCCGAGGTCTACTCCGGCGCCACCACCGAGAAGCAGGCCTTCGAGGTTTTCCGTCCGGCGTGGATGATGGCGCACAAGCTGGAGAACCTGCGTAACCGATTCGGTATCGAGCTTTCTGGCAACCAGAAGAACCCTGGCCCCATGTTCGTCATGGAGGATATGTCGAAGTTCGAGACGGTTATCGGCAACCCAGGGGACGGTGCGAGTCCCCATGCTGCCCTGGTGGACGAGTACCACGAACACGACACGGATGCCCTGGTTGACACCATGCAGACCGGCATGGGGGCACGAGAACAGCCATTGCTGTCGATCATTACGACGGCAGGATCGAATCTCGGCGGCCCATGTTACGAGAAGCGCAGGGACGTGATCCGCATTCTCGAGGGGCAGACGATCGATGAGACGATTTTCGGGATCATCTACACGATCGACGAGGATGATTCGTGGGATGACCCGGCCAGCCTGATCAAGGCCAATCCTAATTACGGAGTGTCGGTCTTCCCTGACTTCCTCCTAGCCCAGCTCCAGCAGGCCAAGCGTTCGGCGTCGAAGCAGAACGCCTTCCGCACCAAGCACCTGAACCAGTGGGTGGGGGCTAGGACGGTCTGGATGAACATGCTGGCCTGGCAGCGGCAGAAGCGCGACTTCACGATTGCGGACATGGCCGGATGTCGCTGCTGGATGGCTTTGGACCTTGCCAGCAAGAAAGACGTGGCCGCCCTGGTAATGCTGTTCGAGAAAGCTGGTCAGTTCTACTGCATTCCCCGCTTCTACGCTCCAGAGGCTGCCGCCGAGGAAAACGAGAAGTATCAGAACTTCGCGCTCGAGGGCCATCTGACCCTGACGCCAGGGAGCATGACGGACTACGCATTCATCGAGGCAGACATCCTTGATCTGGCAAAACAGGTCGACCTGCAAGATGTTGCCTTCGACGACTGGCAGGCCAACTACCTGATTACCCGACTCTCCAACACATCCATCCCGGTCGTGGACTTCAACCAGACGGTGAAGAACATGAGCGACCCGATGAAGGAGGTGGAGGCGAGGGTAATAGCGCGGACGCTCTGGCATGACGGGAACCCAGTCATGGCCTGGATGATGGGCAACGTGGCGGCAAAGATCGACGCCAAGGAAAACATCTACCCGCGCAAGGAAAACGACAACGACCCCAACTGCAAGATCGATGGTCCAGTGACCTTGATCATGGCTATGGGGCGCGCCCTGGTTGCCGGCGTTGATGACGGCGACGACTTCATGAATGCCATACGGAATCCCATCATCGCATGAACATCGCAACTGGCCTCTACCTCTTCTTCGGCGTCCTTGGTCTGGCTCTTTTCGTAGCCGGAACCTTCGTGCTGCTGGGGCTCGGCTGGGCGCTCATTTCCGGTGCAGCGTCAGCATTCGCTATCGCGGCGTTCATTCGCAAGGGGCTGACCAGTGAGTAAGAGTCTCGGAAAAGTCCTGAGCAGTGCTACGTCTGCGCCCAGGTCTTCATTGTTCGGTTGGGGGGATAAGACCATCCGCCTGACTGATGGCGCGTTCTGGTCGCAGTTCTTGGGGCGAGAGTCCTCAAGCGGGAAGAAGGTCACTGTCGACAAGGCAATGAAGCTGTCCGCGGTATGGGCTTGCGTTCGCTTGATCTCTACTTCTGTCGCCGGGCTGCCGCTTGGAGTGTACGAGCGGAAAGCGGACGGGAGCAGAGTCGATGCCCGGTCGTTCCCGCTCTACGATGTTGTTCACAATAGCCCCAATGACGACATGACGGCCTTCCAGTTCTGGCAAGCCATGGTCGCATCGATGTTGCTTTGGGGGAACGCATACGCGGAGATTCGTCGTGCTGCCGGTAGGCCTGCTGCGCTGGACTTCCTGCTTCCGTCGAGGGTCGACCTGGAGTGTGATGACAACGGTCGGCTGAAGTACTTCTACACGCCAAAGAAGGGTGCCCGTAGAGAGATCGAGCGCACAAACATGCTGCACATCCCGGCGTTTACGCTGGATGGCAGAGTCGGTCTCTCTGCCATCCGGTATGGCGTCGATGTCTTCGGTTCGGTCATGTCGGCGGAGGATGCCGCCAACGGCACATTCAAGAACGGACTGCTCCCCACGGTCGCATTCAAGGTCGACCGCATTCTCCAGCCTGCGCAGAGGGAGGAGTTCAGGGAGTACGTGAAGTCCGTATCTGGCGCTATGAACGCTGGGAGGTCCCCTGTACTGGAGCAGGGTATTACCCCTGAGACTATCGGCATCAACCCAGTCGATGCTCAGTTGCTGGAGACGCGAGAGCATGGAGTGATCGAGATTTGCAGATGGTTCGGGGTTCCGCCCTGGATGATTGGTCAGACCGACAAAGGGAGTAACTGGGGGGCCGGGCTTGAACAGCAGATGCTCGCGTTCCTGACATTCTCGATCAGTTCGATCACCAATCAGATTCAGCAGTGCGTCAACAAGCGGCTGCTAACTGCGCCCGAGCGGATTCGCTATTACGCCGAGTTTTCCCTTGAGGGATTCCTGAAAGCTGATAGCGCGGGTCGCGCTGCCTGGTACAGCACTATGGCGCAAAACGGATTCATGACCCGCAACGAAGGTCGCCGGAAAGAGAACCTTCCAGAGCTTCCCGGCGGCGACATCCTGACTGTGCAATCCAACCTAGTCCCCCTGGATCAACTGGGGGGGCAACGAAAGAAAGCTCTCCGCCGTAGAGGCGGTTCAAAAGGCCTATCTCGGCGTTGGGAAGATGATCACCGCCGACGAAGCGCGACAACTCGTAAACCAGCATGGCGCAGGACTGAAAGTTCCCGGGCCCGACTTCGAAGAAACACAGGAGTAACCCATGACTCTGCGAAATCTTCCGGCAGCGCCGGAGGCTCGCCCGCGCTCGGGCGTCCAGTGCGACCTGGCGCCAAAAGCGCTGGATGCATGGCGTCCTGAGCTTCGCGCCGCGGCCGGCGATAACCCCGACACCACCATCACCATCTACGAGCCCATCGGTTACGACTGGTGGACCGGCGAGGGCGTAACCGCGAAACGCATTGCCGGTGCGCTACGCGCCATCGGCGGCGATGTCGATGTGACCGTGAATATCAATAGTCCGGGTGGCGACGTGTTCGAGGGGCTGGCCATCTACAACCTGCTGCGCGAGCACAAGGGCAAGGTCACGGTGAACATCATCGGATTGGCTGCTTCTGCCGCCTCCTTTATCGCCATGGCAGGGGATGAAATCCGCATTGGCCGCGCCGCCTTCCTGATGATCCACAACGCTTGGCTGATCGCCATGGGTAATCGGAACGACCTGCGCGAGATCGCCGACTGGCTGGAGCCATTCGACATGACGCTGGCTGACATTTACGCGCAGCGCACCGGCATCGATATCGACGACATCGTGAAGCAGATGGACGCCGAAACCTGGATCGGCGGGCGCGAAGCCGTCGACAAGGGGTGGGCAGATGCCTTCCTGGAATCCGACGAGATCTCCAGTGCGCCCAGCAACCGCAGTGAAGTCATCTTGGCCAAGCGCCGGATGGATGCCGCTCTGGCTCGCAGCGGCATGCCGCGAAGCCAGCGCAATGAACTCATCAATGACTTCAAGACCAGCATGCTTGGCGCTGCTGGCGGGGGTGGTGACACCCCGACCGATATGCCTGGCGCTGTCGCTCCTGACCTATCCGCTGCACTACGGGCAGCACAAGACATCACCAAATTCCTCCAAGGAGAATCGCAATGAGCGACTTCGAAAAACAAATCGGCGAACTGAACACCAGCCTCAAGCAGGTCGGCGATCAGATCAAGGCCCAGGCCGAACAGGTCAACACCCAAATCGCCAACTTCGGCGAGATGAGCAAGGAAACCCGCGCCAAGGTCGACGAACTGCTGACCGCTCAGGGCGAACTGCAAGCACGACTTAGCGCCGCGGAACAAGCCATGCTGGCCAACGAGAAGCGTGACGGCGGCGAGGAAGCACCGAAGACCGCCGGCCAAATGGTCGCAGAGAGCCTGAAAGAGCAGGGTGTTACCAGTTCCCTGCGCGGTTCGCATCGCGTATCCATGCCGCGCTCGGCCATCACCTCCATCGACAGCTCTGGTGGTTCCTTGGTTGCTCCTGATCGTCGCCCTGGTGTCGTTGCAGCTCCGCAGCGTCGGCTGACCATCCGCGACCTGGTTGCGCCGGGCACCACTGAATCGAACTCCGTCGAGTACGTTCGCGAGACCGGTTTCGTCAACAATGCCGCTCCTGTTTCGGAAGGCACCCAGAAGCCGTACTCCGACCTCACCTTCGAGCTGGAAAACGCGCCGGTTCGCACCATCGCCCACCTGTTCAAGGCAAGTCGCCAGATCCTGGACGACGCGTCGGCCTTGCAGAGCTACATCGATGCGCGTGCTCGTTACGGCCTGATGCTGGTCGAAGAAGGTCAACTGCTCTACGGGAACGGGACCGGCGCCAACCTGCACGGCATCATTCCGCAGGCACAGGCCTACGCTCCGCCGAGCGGCGTAGTGGTAACTGCCGAGCAGCGAATCGACCGCATCCGCCTGGCGATCCTTCAGGCGCAACTGGCCGAGTTCCCGGCCAGCGGTATCGTGCTCAACCCCATCGACTGGGCGCTGATTGAGCTGACCAAGGACGCCGAGAACCGCTACATCATCGGCAGCCCGCAGAACGGCACCACTCCGACCCTCTGGCGTCTGCCGGTGGTGGAAACCCAGGCCATCACTCAGGACGAGTTCCTGACCGGAGCGTTCTCGCTCGGCGCCCAGATCTTCGACCGCATGGATATCGAGGTTCTGGTCTCCACCGAGAACGACAAGGACTTCGAGAACAACATGGTAACCATCCGCGCTGAAGAGCGACTGGCCTTCGCGGTCTATCGGCCGGAGGCGTTTGTCACTGGTTCGCTGACCGCCAGCTGACTGGAAGGGGCCGGTCTCCCGGCCCCTCTTTCTTTGAGGTGATTATGTCTGACGTAATGATCAAGCCGGTTCGTTCCTACCTGGATGGCGGTCGTGTGAGAAAGGCTGGTGGTGATGCATACCTCGCATCCGAGTACCTGGCTCGCCAGTTGGTGGCGCGCGGACTTTGCCAGATTGTGGAATCAGAGATCCCAAAGCCTGTGGCTGGCGAGTCGCTGTCTGCCTCGCAAGTGGCCCCAGCCTCACAGCAGAAGACTGCGAACGAGTCCGAGAGTGGCGGAACTCCTCGCCGCAGAGGGCGGCCATCTGCACGAACACAACGTTCCGACTGACTCCCTGGGCTGATGCGCTGTGGGCAATGGATAAAGTCTGGTGGGAGAGATACGCCGCCGAGGCTAAAGCAAACTTCTGCGGTGAGCTTCTGACACTCAGCGCCAATCCCTTCGGCATCAAAACGGCACGCATTGAGCACTACAGGAACTCAGGCGGCGGCGCAGTTTCCTTGGCCATCGCCAGGGGTGCTAAACGCATCATCCTGCTGGGCTATGACATGCAGAAAACTAATGGCCAATCGCACTGGCACGGCGACCACCCGAAGGGGCTTGGGAGCGCCGGAAAGATCGCGGAGTGGCCTTCCGAGTTCGAGCGCCTGAAGCGCAACAACCCGACAATCGAGATCATCAATTGCACTCGCGAAACAGCGCTGACCTGCTTCGCTCGGCTCCCACTGGAGGAAATGCTGAATGAGCCTGATCCCGCTTGATACAGCAAAGTCCTTCCTTGATGTGATCCATGAATGGGATGACGCGAAGCTCCAATTGCTGCTGGACGGGGCCGAAGACGAGGCCTGCCAATTCATGTGGCGCCAGTCTCTTGATGGCCTCTGCAACTGCGAAGAGAGCAGCGAGGTGGTCAGCAGCGAGCCAGGCATTCCGCCTAGCGTGGTCATCGGAGTGCTTCTTTTGCTTCAGGCCAGCTATCAGGCTGCTCCCGATGAAATCGCAACGCTGCGCAAGGCGGCCGAGGTGAAGCTGATGCCGTACCGATGCGGCCTGGGGGTTTGAATGCTGGCCTACCGTATGCGTCACCGCATTCAGTTTCAGCGGCAGGTCCACACACAAGACCCTGACACGGGAGAAGAGACGACGACCTGGGAGACGGTTCTGTTCTCCGGTCACGCCGACCTGCCCGCAGAGGTTCTGACTGGGCCAGGTCGCGAGTTCATCGCCGCAGACGCTACGCAGGCAGAGACCACTGCCAGGATCAACTGTCGGTGGTTCCCCGTTGAGCGGTTGGAACTGTACACCTGGCGGGTCATCTGGGATGGCCGAGTCTACAACATCACCAGCGCAGAGACCGATGTCACCGCTCGGCGCGAATGGAGACTGCGCTGCTCTGATGGATTGACGGACGGACGCTAGGAGGTCGCTTGTTTATCCGCGGAATGCTTGGCCTTGGTGACAATATCTACGCGCGCGCGTTCGTGAAGAAGCACCAGGGCGCCTATCTCGAAACGCCATGGCCGCAACTCTATTCAGACATCGATGTGAAATGCGTGCGCCCATACACCCAGCTCCGCACGCAGGCGAAGAACGTCCAGCGCCCGTCGCAGTGGCACAAGCCTTTCGGTGGCGGACAATTACGAATCGCATACGGCCAGATGCCGATCATCCAGGGCTTGCGACAAGCTTTCCGGTGCGAGTCCGGCGCGTTCGATTTGCCCGACTTCGGCCCGTCGCCGGTCGAGGGGCGCTACGTTCTCGTTCGTCCCGCGACGGTGCGCGCTGAGTGGCGTGCAGACACGCGCAACCCACTGCCTGAGTACATCGCCAGCGCTGCCTCAGAGATGCGCCGAAGGGGCTGGAGAGTGGTTTCCGTGGCGGACCTGGAGCCGGGAAAGGAGTGGGCGCTCGCTCCACTTCCGCCGGCTGACATCCAGTTCCACAAGGGCGAGCTGCCGGTTGAACAACTGCTGGCGCTGCTCCAGCACGCAGATGCCGTGATTGGCGGCATCGGCTGGATCGTTCCGGCCAGCATCGCCGCCAAGGTTCCGGCCTGGATCATCTGCGGCGGCCAGGGCGGATACAACTCGCCAGAACACATCACCGACAAGTGCATGGACCTGTCCCGCATCACCTTCGCGGTCCCCGACAGGTTCTGCCGCTGCACCCTGAAACAGCACACTTGTGACAAAAGGATCGCCGATCATGACGCACGCTTTGCCGCCTGGGCTGACCGACTGCCTGCTCTGGTCTGAAGAGCTTGGCATGGGCTTCCACCCGCGCCCTCCGATGGACTATAGCGGACCGTATTTCGAGAAGTACCAGCTGCTTGACGCTACCCCGATGGGCGCCGCGCTGACCCGCGCCCGTATTGATCTGGTGCGCCGTCACTTTACCGGCCAGGTGGTAGACATCGGTATCGGCGGAGGCCGTTTCGTCACAGAGTCCGGCGCGATGGGCTTTGACGTGAATCAGGAAGCGGTGGCTTGGCTGAGGGCGCAGGAGCGCTACTACGACCCGTACCAGCACCACGCAGAGGCCGTGACCTGCTGGGACAGCCTGGAGCACATTCCCGAGCCGGAGAAGCTGCTCGACCATGTTGGCGAGTGGCTGTTCGTGTCGATGCCGATTTATAAGGATCAGGCTGACTGCCTGTCCTCCAAGCACTACAAGCCGGGTGAGCATATCTGGTACCACACGATGCACGGTTTGATCGGATGGTGCGAGCGTCAAGGTTTCGAATGTGTCGAGCTAAACGACCAGGAGTCGAAACTTGGCCGAGAAGGCATCACCAGCTTTGCGTTCCGGAGAGTCCATGGCTGACGGCGTTGAGTTCAGCATCACCGGGCTTGAAGGCGTGCTCGAGAAACTCAGAACTCTTGGCCCGCGCCTCCAAAAGAACGGCCTGAGAAAAGCAGCCTGCAGGGCGATGAACATTGTCAGGGATGCCGCACGAGAAAAGGCGCGACTTGTCGATGATCCCGAAACACCAGAGAAAATCTGGAAGAACATCATCACTCAAGAGTCCGCCAAGCAGGGGCGGCGTGAAGGGGGGGGGTGGTGATGAAGGTTGGAGTGCGCGGCGGCGCTGGTCGAAACCAGTACAGCAAGGATGCAAGCGGAAATCCTGGTGGCGACACCAGGCACTGGCGCTATCTGGAGTTCGGCACCAAGTACTCGCCGGCGAAGCCATTCATGCGGCCTGCTCTGTCTCAAAACATTGAGCCCGTTACTGAAAAATTCATATCCGAGCTTGATGGCGAAATAGACAAGGCTCTAAGGGGGAGGTGATGCATCCGCCAATCTTTAAGGTCTGCTCAAGTAGTCCCGCTGTTACCGCGATTCTCGGTGCGTCCCCGCTGAGGATGTATCAGTTTGGCCTGGCCCCCCAGCTCGTCGTCAAGCCGTACGCAACATGGCAGACCATATCTGGATCGCCGGAGAACTACCTATGGGGGCGCCCTGACGCCGATGGGTTCACCCTCCAGGTGGACATTTTCTCAGCCACCGCTGCGGAAGCCAGAGATGCAGCAAAGGCCATCAGGGATGCAATTGAGCTTTCAGCCTATGTAGTCCGCTGGGGAGGGGAATCTGTTGATCCTGATACCAAGACCTACCGAGTCAGCTTTGACATCGGCTGGATAGTCCAGCGATAGACACCTAAACCAATCAGCCCGCCACCGCGCGGGTTTTTATTGCCTGCTACAGGAGAAGACGTTATGTCGATGCTTACCCAAGGAACTCAGGTCTATGCCCTTGTTCCGCCCCGCTCTGGATCTGGTCCTTTTACGGTGATGGAGATCGAGTGCGCAACCTCCTTCAACCCCGGAGGAAACCCGGCGGATCAGATCGAGGACCCGTGCTTGAGCGAGACCTCGCGCAAATACAAGAAGGGCATGCGTACCCCTGGTCAAGCCACTCTCGGACTGAATGCAGATCCGCGGAATGCGAGCCATGTTCGGCTCTTTCAGCTCTCAGAGGATGACAGTGACCAGGATATTGTCTTTGCTGTCGGCTGGTCAGATGGTGTCGGTGTAAGCCCGTCCGCAGACCAAGACAGCAATGGAGACTGGGACTTTGATCTTCCGCCGACGCGTACATGGTTCGTTTTCCGTGGTTACGTCAGCGACTTCCCGTTCGATTTTGCAGCCAACACCCTGGTCGCCACCCAGGCCACGATCCAGCGCTCTGGCGCAGGGCAGTGGATTCCGAAAACCGCGTAAGGAGCAGACATGAAACTAGCCGATCTGGTTGCCGCTGGCGCGGTCCTGGGCGATGGACTGGTGAAGAAAAGCATCACCTGGACGCACACTCCGCCGGGTAAGAAAAAGGCGGTCACGGACACCTTCGATGTATTCATCAAGCGCAGCAGTTTCGGCGCCATGGAACGCCTGTTCGCCCAAGACGACGACAAGAAGAGCCAGAATGCGCGCTACCTGGCCGAGAGCGTAAGACTGGGTGAGGGTGGTGAAGAGGAGATTCCCTACGAAACTGCGTTCAACCTCGACCCTGCGTTGGGCTTCCTGCTCTTGCAGGCTGTCGCGGAGGTCAATGGCACTGCGCCGGGTGACGAAAAAAACTGACGCCCGCCGATGAGGTTTGGCATGAGCTCGTGCTGAACGGCATCGGCGGTTGCACCATTCGCGAGGCGAAGGAGCGCATCGACTACGATGAGTACAGGGCGTGGGTTGCCTACCTGAAAAAGCGTGGCTCCCTCAACGGGAGCTATCGCCTGGAGTGGGTGCTGGCTCAGTTAGCCGCGATTCAGGCCAAGGTAGGGGGTGTGAAGTGCGAACCCGACGACTTCCGTCCCCATGTTCGGGGGCCGGTAGAGCCGGTGGGTATCTCGCTCGAGCAAGCCATGGCCGCATGGGTTTGACCTGGCAAGGATGCTGGGTTCCTGTGCTGGCGCTCCGGTTGGCCAGGATGCTGGCTCCGTGCTAGATTCCGAGCGATCACCACCGGGAGGGTTGTTAATGCGTAAGATATTGGTTGCTTCAATAGTTCTAACTGCTGTTTTAAGTGGATGCGCCTCTAGTGGAAAAGAGATTACGCAGGAGCAGGTGGATAGAATTGTGCAGGGACAAACAACTCAGGATCAGTTGATTTCGATTTTTGGCAAGCCCATGGCGGAACAATACAATTCAGATGGGAGCCGTGTACTTACCTGGGGGTATGCCTATGTTGGGTTTATGGGGGCTGGCACCGAAACCCAGGGGCTTTCGGTAATTCTTGGTCCAGATGGAAAGGTTACAGGGTATAGCATGGCAGGTTCCTCTCCATCCCCTGCAAGATTTGGTCGGTAAGCTGTTTTAGTTTCTGATTTAATCGGCAGGTAAGATATGTTTGAGGAAGTTTATAATAATTGGGTTTATATTTTGTTTTTCGGGGTTTGGTTGGCGTCAATCTCTGCGTATCTGGCAGCATCTCGCAGAAGAAGTATAGCCCTATGGTTTGTCTTTGGTTTCTTCGCTCCGATAATCGCCATACCTCTTATATTTATTCTAGGGGAAGATAAGCAAGCATCTGAACGCTCGTCTCGTCAGGCTGCAGTGGATGTCGGTATATCGAATGGTTTTAAGAAATGCCAATATTGCGCGGAAGCCGTCAGAGAGGAGGCTAAGCTATGCCGACATTGTCGGTCTGAGATATGAGATATGGGCATGTCTGTACTGGCATCGGCCAAACTAAAATTGGCCGAAAATCATATTCAATGGGGATGATTATCTGAAGAAGTAGAAAATCCCTATGCAAGCCGCCTTCGGGCGGTTTTTTATTGTCCGGAGAAAAGCTAAATGGCCTCTCGCTCCCTTGGTGTGCTGACGCTCGACCTCATTGCGCGCATTGGGGGATTTCAGCAGAGCATGAATCGCGCCTCCCAAGACACTGCGCGCAGCATGGCGCGGATTGAGCAAAGCACGCAGCGGGCGAGTTCGACAGCAGTTAGCGCTATCAAGTCTATTGGTGTTGCGGCGGCTGCTTATCTGAGCGCCCGAGAGCTTGTTGGATATTCGCAAGCCTGGGTCTCTATTGAGAACCGCATCAAGCAGGTCAGCGAAAGTCAGGCTCAGTTCAGTCAGTCGATGGATGCAGTGTATTCCGTCGCTCAGAATGCGCGGTCATCCTTGGAGGGCACTGCGGAGCTGTACCAGAGGATTGCCGCTTCAACTGGCGACCTCGGGGTAAATCAACAGCAAGTTGTCCAGGTGACCCAGAACATCAGCAAGGCCATGTCGGCCAGTGGTGTTTCCGCTGCCGCTGCGGAAGGTGCGCTGGTGCAACTCGGACAGGCCTTTGCCTCTGGCGTGCTCCGAGGCCAGGAGTTGAACTCGGTACTCGAGCAGGCTCCGGGCTTGGCCCAGGCCGTCGCAAACGGTCTCGGGGTTGCGGTTGGAGACCTTCGAAAGCTTGGCGAACAGGGCAAGCTGACCTCCAAGCAGGTCTTCGAGGCGATTCTGTCTCAAACCCGAGCTATTGATGACCAGTTTGCGCGCGCCCAGACTACCATCGCTGGCGCGTTTCAAGTTCTGGAGAACAGCGCGACCAGGGCGATCGGCAGCCTGGATAGCACTCTCGGGGTGTCCAAGGCTTTTACGGAAGCCATGGTTTCCCTGTCGAAATCGCTTGACTCTACGGGGGTGCAGACTTTCGCTCAGATACTTAACACGGGTTTATATCTAGCAATAGCGAGAGTTACTGCTGTTTCTGGAGCGTGGCTGGTATCTTGGGTCGCCAACATAAAGGCAACCAGAGAGCAGACCCTTGCGGCGTCTCAGTCCGCTCAAGGTGAACTTGTTCGAGCCCAGGCCATTCGAACTGCCGCTGTCGCGGAAGCGGCTCGCGCTCGGCAGGCTGTTGTTTCCGCTGAAGTGCAAGTTGCGGCTGATCGCCAGCGGCAAGCTTCGGAAATTGCTCGACTTCAGTCGGTGCAGGCTGCAATCGCTGCCGAAAAAGAGCTCGAGGTACAGCGACTAAAAGCCCAAATTACCGAAATTGGGCGGCAGCAATCAGTCGCCAGGATGGTCGAGCTGAGGCTCAGTGAAGTTGCAATAACCAAGCAACTACAGGTTGCTGAGCAGCAACTGGCGGCCACCACGGTGGCGTCTTCCGAGGCTGCGACCGCAGCCATGGCGAGGTGGGCGGCTGCGACTGAGGGTGTCGCGGTTGCCAATGCTCAGCTTGCGACTGCGCAGGCTGCTTCCACAGCGGCATTGGGTCGTTGGTATGCCGCAAGCACCTCACTGACCATTGGGCTGAACGCCCTGAGAGCGGCGGGCGCGGGTATTCTCCGAATGGCTGCCGGGTGGCCAGGTCTCATTCTGTCTATCGGCGCTGTAGCCCTGTCCTTCGTCGACTTCGGGGACAAGGCCGAGAGCAACGCTGGCCGTGCGGCCAATGCTTTCGAAGACGCCTCCACCCGCATCCGTCAGGCCGCTCGGACGATGATTCCGGAGGATCTTTCCGGGCTCAGCTATGACCAGTTGAAGCAGCAGTTGGCGGGCCTTCAGGATCAATTGAAGGATGCGGAGGCGCTTCAAGAGCGGTTCCAGAAGGGCGTTGACGACAATACCGACGTTCCGTTTGGTCCTTCGCTGGACGAGGCAAAGGAGAAAGCAGAGTCCTTGCGCCTTGCCATCCAGAAGACACAGCGAGAACTGGACGGTGCAAGGTTCGCTTCGGATAAGGCTGGCGCGAGCTATCTGGATAATTTGCAGAAACAGAGCGTTGTCGCCGGCAAGCTGACCGAGGTAGAGAAGCTCCGCGCCCAGATCAACGCTGGAATCCTGAAGCTAAGTCCTGACGATGAAAAGCGCGCCCTGGCCTATGCCGCAGCCGTGGACAAGGCGAATGCCTCGACCAAGTCCCAGAAGGACCTGTTGAAGGACTCTGCGAAGGGGCTGAAGCAGGCTGAGGAGCGGTATCGGGACCTCAAGAAGGAGATCGACCCTACCGCGACTGCGGCGGACGAGTACAGGAAAAACATCGAGGCCCTCAACACCCTGAAGGACAGGGGGAAGATCACGAGCCAGGAGTATGCGAAGGGAATCGAGTGGGCGGCCAAGTCGTTCAACTCCGCAGTGGACGCGGCCAATCCGTTCGTGAAGCGGCTCAGAGAGATCAAGTCCGCGATGGACGAGAGCTTGGGCAATCTCAAGCTCGAAGGGCAACGCGAAATCCTCGGGATGGGGATGAGCGATAGCCAGAGGGGGCTTTTCGATAAGCTGAACGAGGAGAATGATCGCTACGCCAAGGCCCGCAGGGATCTTGCCGACCGTTACGCAGATCGATCGGTCGGGATGAGCGATGACGAGTACCAGCAAGAGCTCCAGGCTCAACAGAAGCATCATGAGCAAATGCTGGAGCAGTTGCAGGCAAACTACGATGCTCGACTTGAGGCCCAGGGGGACTGGGTGTTCGGAGCCCGCTCCGCATGGGAAACCTACGTGGAGGATGCACAGAATTACTCGAAGCAGGCCTCTGACTTCGTATCTGGTGCACTTGGCGATGCTACCAACGGCTTGGGCGATGCAATCACCGATATCGTCACGCGGACCAAGAGTCTCGGAGATGCGTTCGGTGACATGGCTGCGGACCTGGCTAAGTCGGTCATCAAGGCCCTGGCTGACATGGCCGCCCAGTGGCTTGTCTACCAGGCGGTGCAGTTGGTCGTAGGGAAGACGGCTCAATCGACTGCGGCAATCGGGCTGGTCGCCAATGCTCAGGCAACGGCGTTTCAGGCACAGCTAGCAGCGTTTGCCTCGACGGCTGCCATCCCGATTGTTGGCCCTGGCCTGGCTGCTGGTGCTGCTGCGGCTGCCGCCGCAGCTACCGCGCCAATGGTTGCTGGAGTTTCTTCGGCGGCCTTCGCGGGCATCGCGCACGGCGGCATCGACAACATCCCGAAGGAGAGTACCTGGCTGCTTGATGCTGGTGAGCGGGTGCTCAGCCCGAACCAAAACAGGGATCTGACTGATTTCCTCAGCAGGGCGGGCGGCGCGAGTGCTGGGGCTGGACAGGCGCCGTCGATCACTATCAACGCTCCGGTCACGGTTAATGCCCAGCCGGGCATGAGCCAAGAGGAAGCTCGAATGCAGGGAGAGGCTGCCGGGCTGGCCTTGCGGGAGGAGGTCCGGAGCGTCATTCGGGAAGAGATGGGGCAGAACGGTCTGCTTTGGAGACGATAAGTGGCTGAGACCTTTTCTTACTGTACGCGCCTTGGAGCTACCGGCGAGACTGCTCAACGCACCTGGCAGAACGACCTCGGGGATGGATACGTTCAGTCCGGCGGAACGGGGATCAACACCAGATCCGAGACCTGGGATGGAATGACGATCATCGGGCGCCTGGAGGCTGGTGATGATCTCCTGGGCGCCCGCGCCTTTCTGGACCGGCACGAGGGGTACAAGTCGTTCCTATGGACGCCCCCTGGCGGCGCACAGGGTCGATACCGGTGCAATGGATACAAGCTGAGGCCGTTGGGTGGAGGGCTGTACGAACTGAGTTTCACGTTCGTCCAAGTCTTCTACCCGTAGCAACCAACCATGAGCGGTTATGCCGCGGGAGAGAGGAATGAACACCCAAACTACCACCAAAGGTCAGGCTATTAAAAGCCAAGCTGTAGACTCGAAAGGAAATCCAGCTTGGCTTTTACGCTCTGACGGTCAAATCGTGATTTCGGCGCAGTTCGTAAAAGATAGCGCCGTGACCAAAGCTGTTATTCGCGGTTGATATTTGGGATATCAAGAGTGTAAGTGCTTGGTATCACTCCGTCCGGAAATACCTTTTGGAAAATCTCTAGCACGAAGTTATCTCCTACACCTTGCTGCCTGCATGCCAGTGAAGCTTTTCGGGCGATGTGTCTTTGTTGGCTGCAAGAATCTTCTGTCGAGTCAGGGTGCCTCTGATAAATTCAAGACAAAGCATAAATCTCGGAGCGAGTTGAATGAGCACTTTTGCTTGTGAGTCCAACATGAGGGAGCTCTCAATGAGCACAGGTCGGCCCATTGAGGAGCTAAAGCAGGTAGTCGTGACTGAGTTAATGGTCAAAGCCGCGATGGATTATGTGCTCGGGTTATGGGATCGGGATGTCGACATTTTCCTGCTAGAGGATGTGTTCAGGATAATGGCAGTTCTTCAGCCTCGGCCTCTGGATATTCCAAAATTGACGAGCGCACCTTCTCAATGAGCTTGTCGAACTTGGATAGCGATGCCGATTTAATTTCATCTGGAACACCGCATTCCAACAGCCCAGCAATAATGCCGAGCAGGTAGTAAACCTGCATTAAGTCGAGCGCGATTTTTCTAAGTTCAAGCAACGTTAGCGTTTCTGAGTAGGGCGTTCCGTCACTGTTCCTCTTTGTTGGATGGTAGATAGGGGCCTCGTCCTTGCCCTCTGGTGATAACCCCCAGGCCCAATGGACGATCTTGTTTCTCTGCGCCGTCATCTTCTTGAATGTGGACAGAGCGACATTCAGCCTTTCCGGTATGTCGATCGGTAACGGCGATGTTTCGAGAAGCTTTGTGACCGTTGCTGCTAATGAGGTCGAGCGGAGCCTTAATGATTCTACGACGACCGACTGGGTATCCGCTCTTAGTCCGCTTAGAAAACCGAATATCCGCATGAGCGGTTCATCGCACAGGCTGTGATTGACCACGATCTGCCCGATTTCTGCCCGCATGGCAGAGTTTGGGCCCGCGTCGTATCTATAGTTTGTGGTTCTTGGGTCTTCCATTCCGCTTGCCTCCTCGGCCCCTGGTCTCATCCAAGCACGGGAAGCTACCGCCAGAGCAAACATGCTGCCACTGGCATTTCATCCACGCTGTACAACCTTCCAGCCCGCCTCGCGCGGGCTTTTTCATATCTGGAGAACGCATGGCCTTCAATGCTGATGTGCAGAAGCTTGAGCCGGGGAACCTGATCCGGCTGTTTGAGGTGGATGCGACGCGCCTTGGCGGAAATCTCTGGCGATTCCATGGCCACGCCCAGGAAGGGGAGATCATCTGGCAGGGAAATGTGTGCGAGCCGATTCAAATCACCGCAAAAGGCTTTGATATCCGCGGCGATGGTCGACCCGCGTCGCCGACCCTCCAACTGGCAAACGAGCTCGCCGGCATTCGAGGAGCGATATCGGCCATCTGCCTTCAGTTGCGAGACCTCTGTGGCGCCAGGGTTCGGGTGATCGAGACTTGGCGGCACTATCTGGATGCCGCGAACTTCCCTGATGGCAACCCCGATGCAGCCGACGAGGCTCGAGTGGGCATCTGGTTCATTGAGCAGAAGACCGAGGAAACCCGGGATCAAGTCACATTCGCGCTCAGTAGCCCCATCGACATGGAGGGTCAGATGCTGCCGGCCCAGCAGATCACCAAGCTTTGTAGATGGGCGTGCCGAGGTCAGTACCGTGGAGAGGCTTGTGGTTATACCGGCGCCGCCCTCTTCACGAAGAAAGACGAGCCTACCGACAACCCAGCTCTCGACCGGTGTGGTGGCCGCTGGAGCAGTTGCAAGCTGCGTGGCAATACCAACCGCTTCGGCGGTTCCTTGGGGGCAAGTTTGATCGTTTCGTCGAGGTAAGCATGCGCATCAGTCAAAAGCTGCAGTGTCAGATCCTGGCGCACGCCGAAAGCGTCTACCCAAGCGAGGCGTGTGGTGTATTGCTCAAGACCGACAGCGGCCGAGAATACGTGCCTTGTGGCAACCTGGCGGTCAGTGATCGCGAAAACTTCGTCATGGATCACCGGGACTACGCGGCAGCAGAGGACCGCGGCGAAGTGATTGCCGTCATTCATAGCCATCCGGACAAGGCTCCCACCCCGAGCATGGCTGACAGGGTCAGTTGTGAGCTTCACGGATTGCCGTGGGGCATCATCGGTCTGCCGGGCGGGGAGATGCTTTGGTTCAGGCCCTCCGGTTATCGTGCTCCGTTGCTTGGTCGAGAGTTTTCCCACGGCTTGCTCGACTGCTGGGGGCCTGCAGGGATTGGTACGAGCGAGAAGCTGGGTTGACGCTGCCGAACTTTGAGCGCAAGGACCTTTGGTGGGAGGACAAGGAAGGCTCAAGCCTGTACGAGGACAATTACGAGAGGGCCGGCTTCTATCGCGTTGACGACCTGCGGCGAGGGGACATGTTGGTGTTTCAAGTGCCAACTCCGGGGCGGCCTTGCTATCACCCGAACCATGCCGCGATCTACCTTGGTGCAGAGCCTCATTTGCGAAGCGAAGAGGCCCCGGCGCTGGGCGGATCAGGGCCGTTCATCTATCACCACATGGCGGGTCGCGCGGCTGCACGCGAAATCTATGGCTGGTCCATGGCCAACAGGCTCCGGCTGATCCTTCGTCACAAGGACTTCTCCGAATGAAGACCATCCGACTGTATGGCGCGTTGCGCCGCGAATTTGGCCGTGAGTATGTGCTCGATGTATCAGGGCCGCGAGAGGCCACCATTGCCCTGGCCAGCATGGTGGATGGTTTCGAGAAGTTCATGCGAACAGCAGAAGAGCGTGGGATGCGGTTCGCGGTCTTCGTAGGAAGGCGAAATCTTCGCGAAGAGGAGCTTGACCTGGCCGGAGCCGGCGAGTCGGTCATCCGCATCGTGCCAGTCATCCAAGGCAGCAAGAGTTCCGGGATTTTTCAGACGGTCCTAGGGGCGGCGTTGGTCGTTGCGGGCTATTTCACGTTCGGCACCACTTCGGCAATAGGCGTTGCAATGATGGCTGGCGGCGCCGGCCTGGCACTTGGTGGCGTTGCCCAGATGCTGGCCCCGTCAACTCAGGCTTCCGCCGCGAAGAACGAGGATGGGAATAACCCGAGCTATGGATTCGGTGGTGCCATGACCACTATCGCTCAGGGCAACCCATACCCAGTGCTTTACGGCGAGCGAGAGATCGGCGGCGCCGTCGAGTCGGGCGGGGTTTACACGGAAGACCAGCTCTAGCACGACTGCTGCCAGACCCCGCTTCGGCGGGGTTTCTTGTTTCTGGAGATCGAAAATGTCTGTTGTGACCAAAAAGCGCCATCAGCCTTTGCGTGGAAGCAAGGGGGGCAGTTCCAAGCCGAAGCAGCCGCACATTGCCCAGAACGGCGTTGCCTCCCTGTCCACTGCTCGGATCGTGTATCTCCTGAGCTGGGGGCCGATTGTTGGGCCAGTCAATGGACTCAAGTCGATCAAGCTTGACGGTACTCCGATCCAGGCAGAAGACGGCACGCTGAACTACCCCGACGTGAAGTGGCAGTTTCGTCCAGGTGAGTTAAATCAGGAGCGACTAGAGGGCGTAGCGGAATCCAGCAATGAGATTGCGGTGGGTCAGACCTTGCTCAGCACGCAGCCCTACATCTACACCGTCACGAACGCTACGGCGGATGCGGTACGCGTGCGCCTGTCCTGGCCCAACCTGCAGGCGCAGGACTCGTCCGGGAACATCAATGGGGTGCGCATTGAGTACGCGATCGATGTCGCCACGGATGGTGCTCCTTACCAGACTGTACTCAGCACGTTTGTCGACCGGAAGAACGTTACGACCTACTACCGATCCCACCGGATCAACCTGCCGGCAGGAGGGCACTGGGCGGTACGCGTGCGGAGGATCACGCCGGAGGCGAACAGCTCTCTGGTCCAGGACACCATGGTGCTGACTGCGATAGCTGAAGTTGTCGACAGCAACCAGGAGTTTCCGCTCACCGCCCTTGGCTGCGTGGAATATGACGCCCAGCAGTTCGGGGGTGACTTTCCGAAGTTCTCTGCGCTCATGCGCGGGCGAATCGTGCGGGTCCCGATGAACTATGACCCTGAGACTCGGACCTATTTTACCGGCGGCCCCGGTACCACGAATGGCGTTTGGGACGGCACCTTCAAGGAGGCTTATTCCAACAATCCGGCCTGGGTCTTCTATGACCTGGTGTTGAACCCCTATTACGGCCTGGGCGAGCGCATCGACCAGAGCATGGTCAACCGTTGGGCCCTCTATCGCATTGCGCAGTATTGCGACCAGTTGGTGCCGGACGGGAAGGGCGGTCAAGAGCCTCGGTTCACTTGCAACCTCTATCTTCAGAAGCAAGAGGAGGCGTATGCCGTTCTTCAGGATCTCGCTGCAATCTTTCATGGGTTGGCGTTCTGGGATGGTAGCCAGATCACTGTCAACGCCGACATGCCGCAGGACCCCGTTTACACCTACACCACTTCGCAGATTCTGAACGATGGCGTGGTTGCGTACTCGGGAACGCGGACGCGAGACCGCCATTCGCTGGCGATGGTCTCTTGGGACAATCCTGCCAATGCGTTCGAGACAGACAAGGAGCCGGTCTTCGACGAGGATGCGATTGTCGAGCTTGGCGGTATCGTCAGGGAGGTATCGGTCGGGGCTCTTGGCTGCACCAGTCAGGGCCAGGCTCAGCGGGCGGGGCAGTGGGCGCTTATGACTGAGCAATTGCAGACTCGTGGTGCCGTCTGGAAGGTTGGCCTGGATGGATTCATCCCTCGCCCTGGGCAGGTGGTGGCTCTGGCAGACCCCATGCTTGCCGGTCGTGCGAACGGCGGCAGGATCTCGGCGGTGTCTGGACGAGCAATCACCGTTGATCGAGATGTGGATATCCCGCTCGGCGCGCGACTGCGGGTCAACTTGCCCAGCGGGCGCTCGGAAGCCAGAGCGATTCAAGGCCTGGATGGGCGCGTCATAACAGTGGTGGCCGACTTCAGCGAAGAGCCTTCCCCTGAGAGCGGGTGGGCGATCGACTACGACGACCTGGCCCTGATGCAGTTCTATGTCAAGAATGTGACCAGGCCAAGCTGGGAGCAATTTCAGCTTGAGGTCATCCAGCACGAGCCCGGCAAGTTTGATGCGATTGATCACGGGGCGATCATCGACTCTCGACCGATCAGCGTCCTCCCATCCGGCGTGCAAGATCCGCCTGCGCGCGTATTGATCTCGCAGCACATCGCGTTCGAGCAAGGCCTGGCGGTCACGATCATGACCATCGCCTGGGACGCGGCACCGGGCGCGGTAGCGTACGACGTAGAGTGGCGCTGGGGCTCTCGAGAGTGGGTCAAGGTTCCGCGTACGGGTGAACTGATGGTCGAGGTCCGCGGGGTATACACCGGCCAATACCTTGCGCGTGTGCGCGCCGTTAACTCCATGAACGTGTCGTCGATCCCGGCGAACTCGGTGTTGACCAACATCACCGGTAAGACCGGCGCGCCGCCGGCGCTGGCGTTCCTGCGTACCACCAGCGGACCGTGGAAGATCGGCCTGGAGTGGGGATTCCCGGCCAGTGGCGCGGCGGACACCGCCTACACCGAGATCCAGCAGTCGGTCACCCCGGGCGGCAGCGAACAGAACGCAACTGCCCTGGGCTTGTTCGCATACCCGACCGACACCCACACGCTGACCTCGCTGGCGGCCGGCGCTCGCCTGGCCTTCCGCGGGCGGCTGATCGACAGGACCGGCAACGTCGGCCCCTGGTCGGCCTGGGTCGACGGCATCAGCTCGACGGATGCGAGCGAGTACAACGAACTGATCACCAAGGAGTACGTCGAGTCCGCGCTGGGCGAGCAGTTCTTCGCCGACATCGATCAGATGCAGGTCGATATCACTGGCCTGCAGGACCAGATCGACAATCTGACCGATGTGCTGGCCTACGACCCGGCGAAGGCCTACGCGAAGAACGATATCGTGCGGGTCGGCAACCGGCTGTATCAGGCGAAGCAAGCGGTGCCGCTCAACGCCTCGCCGCCGAACGCGACCTACTGGGCCGACATCGGGCAGTCGATCGAGACGGCCAACGGCCTGGCCCAGCAGGTGTCCACCAACACCTCGGATATCACCGAACTCGACGGTAAGGTCGAAGCGGCGGCTTCGAGCCTGGATGTTCTGCAGGCTGCCGCCCGCCGGGAGCCGGCGACCGGAGAGAAGGCCGATGCGCTGAAGGGCTGGGACACCATTGCT